GTGATGTGAACATCACCTGTCGGGCAATGGATCAGCAGGTGCAGAGAGTAGCTTAAATTACGCCAGATCCTGTCCAACGGATGGGGAGTAGCTCAGTTGGAACCTAGAAAGCTAAAAGTTGTCTTTCTGGGCCGAGGTCAGTAGGGATACTACCCATGGTACTTTACAACCCTGACATTAAACGAACTCAAAGCGAAAAATGAACAAAGAAGACCGGGATGAAGAACTCCGTTGGCGGCTAGAGGTACTTCGCGCACGCTTCGAAGAAGGTAAAATCCATGTTGCAGCACATCTTGCCGATGATCTCGAGAAAAGCTTAAACGCGATACGTTACGGTACAGATGGCAAAATAGATCTGGCGACCGTCGATGCGCGAATCCGCTCGTTAGCCATGATTGCAGCAGTTATGCAAGATCGACAAGAAGCTAAAGACGCCATTTCGCTAGAAGAAATTGCTGCATCATACTTCAAGTACATCGAGTCAAATTTGGGTTTCTTCGTCACGGAAGCTCGTGAAAAAGGTTATGATGCGCATGACTTCGCTTTAGCGATATCTCAGCAACCCTTGGCGGTTAAGGACATAAGTCCACAGATCCCACACTTTCTCGAGGGACTTCAAGAGCTTTGGAGCGCGCTTTCTGAGTCTTCTCATTACCACATTCAAGACTTAAACGGAACAAAAGCCGTCTACGGTGGCGATCTCTTCCCTTCATATCAAAAGAACATAGCCAGTAGTGTCGGCCTATATGTCGATACAATCATATTGTCAGACCCTTTTTGGCAATCAAAAGCAGTATTTGAAAACTCTTCCCATGAAAAGCAAGTTTATTTCTTAGTAAAGCACGCAATAAATCTTATGAAATATCGAGATCTAGCCTTGGCTGAGCTTGATAATCCGGTAATTATCGTAACGCCGTTCAAGTCATCGATTGATGAAGATGAGCGCGTTTTTTTGGAGAAAATTGCCGAAAAAGATGGACTCATTCACGCGGGGCAAGTGTTTGGCAGGAAATTTGAAAGCATTGAAGAACTCTTTGGATTTTGCTCTACGCTGGAAACTCCAGAAAAGCTCGTCAAGGAGGTAATCGATAGAGAGAAACTGCTGTTCGACCTTGATTGGGACGGCACACTTGAGGATCAAATAAAACGGGCGCTCAAGAACGATGGATCATTGTTTCCTGGCGAGATCGCGGCGGGAGATTTTGCTGCTATGCAATGTATGGGTCGGATGATGCAAGCCACCGATATACTGCTAAAGAGCCGATACCTTTATGGAACTCCATTGCTGGACGCTCCGACTTCCTGGAAATATTTCAATTGGAAGCTGGAATACAACTCCGCGATGGCCGATGACGAAGTAACCCATTTACATATGATTAAGGGGCTGCAAAGAGTTGCTGATACCGACATGCAGTGGCTGGGCAACATTCCTTCCGAAGCGCTGATAGAGATGCGCCAACAAGGAGCATTTGAAGAGATTAGAGAAACGTTATCTGCCGGTATCAACGAGATAGCCAATGCCAAGCCAGATGGATTTTTTCGGTCGAGCGATCAAATAGTCAACAATGTTCAAGATGCTTTCGAAAAGCACCAGGAAAACATCAAAGAACTAAAGGCCAAAGGCTTGAAGTTTGCTGGGCACGATTTGGGATCATGGTTAGTTGCTGGCACCGTCGAAGTCGCAGCAATCGCAACAGGAACACCTGCTTTTGGTGCTGCAGCTTTCGCAATCAATCAAGTGATAGACGCACCAAAACTGAAGGAAATCCCGGAAAGGTTTCGTGATCTCAGAAACGCTCATCAGGAACTGAAGAAATCACCAATGGGGCTACTATTTGCTCATAGATAGCTATTAATAATCAGAAGAATGCAACAACTAGTTGCAGTACGTTAAGATTTATATTTTAAATGCTCTCGATTATATTTTCCGCCCGACCAACTTTGAAAAAATACTTTATTAATCACAACCCCTAACCGGCGAATATATAATATTTGTTCCATCATTTTGTATCTTTTGGGAAACTACTAAATGACTGCTACACGAAGATTAAGAATTTGGTATCGATTTTTGCGGACTAAGAACCGGCGTGACCTGTTCATAAGCAAATTTTTTTTCCCATTCAAATTTTTGTTCCGATATGAAGCACCTAACTGGCTTTTCCAAAGAATAGAAGTAGCCGGCTTTGCACTTGCACTTGTTGGCGTTTATTTGGTTTTTTCGGACTTTGGGTTGAAAATTTCTGAACTTCGCTCCTCTGCTGAGGATCGACGCATCCCAGCAATAAACGAGTATTTTTCAATAATAGATCGTGCAGGGCGTATTGGTGCTTCAGGCGAAATTGGTCAATCTGAGGCCTTGGAACGCCTCAACAAAATGGGTGTTTCGTTATCCAATGTAGATCTGAGTGGTATACCATTTCGCGATATTGATCTGCGCCAAGGTAAATTTTGTAAAACAAATTTCTCAGAAGCTCGATTCCATAAAGTAGATTTTCGGCACTCTCATCTAAATGATGCTGACTTCTCGGGAGCTATACTCGAGAAAGTATACTTCTCAACTACTAACAACTCTGGAATAAATTTCTCGCGCGCAAAAATCCAAGAGGATCTGCAGACTCATACGGATAGTCAAATCGAAACCGGTAGGCTTGGCCAGCCTTTAAGAGTTTTTGATTTCTACGATACGAATTTTGATCAAGTTCAGTTTAAATGGAAGCTTGCGGACATCCCAGGAGCCAGAGTTTCCTATTCAACGATGAAAGAAAGCGACTTCGAAAAAACGGTTTTCCCGATAAGTGAATTTGTTGCGATCGATATGACTGGCGCTAATTTCCAGGAATCCAACTTGGCTGGATCTATTTTTGCAAGAGGATCCTGCGGAAGTGGTGATGGGGCAGGGTGTTTGGAGAACCCAGCTGATTACGATCTTAAGATATCCAACACAGTTTTTCGCGGCGCCAACGTAACGGGAGCGGATTTTCGAAGCGTAAAATACACCGATCCAGACTTCCTATCGGAAGCTTGTTATAGTGAAAAAGGAGTGCATCTGGACATTGTTGCTGTTGGCTGCACTCCGAATGGAACGCCTAAAAAATACATACGACGCAAATTCTCGCTAAATGGTCCACCTTTGGTACCGGAAGGCGTCAACGTCCCACAAACCTGTAATGGTGAAAAAGATCAACATGTAGATCTCGGAACTTATTTTATATCTGCAGAATGGGGCGAGCCGATCGAACAGATTGTTAGAAGACTGAACAGGGAAGAAGACAGTCTACATGACCACTACGAGCGGCAGGGACTTTCAGTACATCCAATTTCCATTCAATCAAGTGCCGTTCAATTAAGTGACTTATGCATTGGAGATGAGTGTCAAAAACTATCATGTCCTTCAAAATCAATTGGGAATTCAGCCCCACAGAGCCAACACTTTTCAGAGTATTTTTTGAACACTTTGGTGGATTTAAACAGTATTGCATCTCAACCTCAGGAAGACAGGGATCCAACATGCTGGTAGCATCAAATCCTGTCTTTGAAGTCTAGGCGTATGACTACACTCCATACAATTTACGGCCATTATCTCAGCAAGCGTAGAATTCTAAACCTTAACCACTGACTGACACTAACCGTGCATCCGCGCGGGTGTTTTTGATTGGGTCTGACCGGCACTCTGTGCCGCATGACCTTATCCGCCTCACAGCTCATTATTTGCGCCACTGACCCCGCTGATGCCGGTCCGCCGGAGGGCGGTGCCTGGATCAAGCTGCTGCCGTCTGGAACGTTCTCGACCCGGGACGGGCGCGGCCCATTTCATGCCGGCGATGCGGACGAGATGGCCGCTATCATCCAGCGGACCAAAGACTATCTCGGCGGCACGGAGCTGATGATCGATTACGATCACCAGTCCGTCTTTGGTGCGGTCAAAGGCGTTGGCGGCACGGCCAAGGCGGCCGGCTGGGTCAAGGATTTTGAGGTCCGCGGCGACGGGATCTACGGCCGGGTCGCATGGACGGCCGCGGCACGGGACGCCATTGACGCCGGTGAATACCGCTACATCTCTCCGACCTTTGCTCCGGACAAGACAACCCGGCACGTCTCCCTGCTCTTCAGCGCAGCGCTTCTGAACACGCCGGCCATGGACCTGGCCGCGGTTGCCGCGCATGCCGAGCTCTCTCTCACCAAAGGATCAGACATGGACGAACTCCTGGAAGCCCTCGGTCTTGCCGGGGACGCGACCGTGGCCGATGCGGTGTCGGCGATCAAAGCCCTGACCGCCACTCAATCCGCCATCGCGCTTGCCGTCAGCCTGGATGAGGATGCAAGCACAGAGGCGATCACGGCAGCCGTCACCAAGGCGATGGCCGGCACGCCCCCCGATCCGGCCAAATACGTGCCGATCGCACAGGTTGAAGCCCTGCAAGCGGATGTCAAAAAGCTTCAGAGCGATCACGCTGACGGCAAGGCTGAGACCTTGGTCACTGCGGCGATCGAAGCTGGCAAGCTTGCGCCGGCGCTGAAAGACTGGGGCCTGGATCTTGCCCGCAAAGATCCAGAGAAATTCGAGGCCTTCACGGCCAGCGCTCCGGAGCTCACCAGCACCCAGCTCGGCAGTCAGCCCAAACAGACCGGCGATCCGGATCTGAGTGACGCTGATCTTGAGATCATGTCCCAGATGGGACTTGACCGGGACGCCATGGTTGCCGCGAAAAAGGATCTGCAGTCATGACCGCCCTGACCACAGACCGGCGCACGCCGGAACGCGTTGCCGCTCTCCGGGAATTTCCGCTCGCCGCCGCAACCACCCTTTATGCCGGGGCAATGGCCGCGCTCAACGCGTCCAATGAACTTGTCCCGATGTCGGCCTCCAGTGCCTTGCGCGCCGTTGGCCGCTGCGAGGCGCGTGCCGACAATTCCGCCGGTGCTTCAGGCGCCATCCGGACCCAAGTGAAAACCGGCTGTTTTCGTTTCGCCAATTCAGCTGCAGCCGATGAAATCACCCAATCGGACATCGGGACGACCTGTTACGGCGTCGATGATCAGACCGTTGCCAAAACCGATGGCACCGGAACCCGGTCCGCTGCCGGCACGGTCTTTGACGTCGATGCGAACGGCGTCTGGGTCGAGTTCCGCTGATCAAGGAGAGGCCCCGGATCAGGTCCGGGGCGGCATTGAGATCCTTCGAGACGCCGCTTCGCGGCCCTCAGGATGAGGTTTTAAGTGGCGGGGCACCCGCACGGACAACGGAGTCCCTTTGACATGGACATCAACACACAGACCCTTCAGTCGGCCTATGTCGGTTTTAACGCCGCGTTTCAAAACGGGCTTGCCGAGGCGAGCAGCATGGCCAGCCGGGTTGCGACCACCGTCACCTCGACCACCCGGGAAAACGAGTATGGCTGGCTCGGCAAGTTTCCACGGTTCCGCGAATGGGTCGGCGACCGGGTGATCAATTCGCTCGCCAAACATGGCTATACGCTCAAGAACAGGTCGTTTGAACTGACCGTCGAGGTCGACCGGGATGATTTCGATGACGACAATCTCGGGATCTATGGACCAATGTTCCGCGATCTCGGCATGGCCTCGGCCACCTTTCCCGATGATCTGATCTGGCCGCTTTTGAAAAACGGCTTCAGCCAGACATGTTACGACGGCCAGTATTTCTTCGATACCGACCACCCGGTGCTGGATGAAAACGGCGAGCCTATCTCCGTTGCCAACACCGACGGCGGCTCCGGCACGCCCTGGTACCTGCTTGATGTCAGCCGACCGCTCAAACCGTTCATCTTTCAGGACCGCAAACGGCCGAACCGGCTGATCCGCATGGACAAGGAAGACGATCAAAACGTCTTCATGCAAAAGCAGTTCATCTACGGCCTCGATGGCCGGGCGCAAAGCGGATATGGCTTCTGGCAAATGGCCTGGGGCTCCAAACAGACGCTCAACGCGGCCACCTATGAAAACGCACGGGTTGGCCTGGGGGAGTTGAAAGCGGATTTCGGCAAACCGCTTGCCATCAATCCCCGCCTGCTGGTTGTTCCGCCGTCTTTGGAAGGGGCGGCCAACGAGATCGTGCAAAGCAAATTGATCAACGGCGGCGAAACCAACAAATGGGCCGGTACAGCCGAAGTCCTGGTCGTTCCCTGGCTCGCCTAAGCCCGCTCCCCCGCCCTTTTCCGTTGTCCGGGTGCCCGCCTCCGGACAACGGGGTTTTCGAACCGGCGCCGCCCGCGCCTGTCCGCAAGCCTCACCATAAGGACACCCTGTCATGACCACCGCGACCAAAACAAAAGCAACCGCCTCAAAGTCTGCCCCTGCCCCATCAGAGGCAGAGCAACCGAAAATGGCGCTCCGGATCACGGCAAAACCGGCCGAAGGCTTCCGGCGCTGCGGTGTGCATCATCCGGCGAACGCTATCGATTATCCGGAGGGCCGGTTTTCAGCGGCGGAGATCCGTGCGCTGAAAAGCGAAGCCAATCTGGTTGTTCACGAGCTCTGAGGACAAGCCGTGGCCTATGCATCCCAACAGGATCTGATTGACCGGTATGGCGAGGATGAGCTGATCCAGCTGACCGACCGGGCCAACCTGCCGGCCACCACCATCGACGCGGCAGTTGTCTCGGCGGCGATCAGAGATGCGGAGAACCTGGCCGACAGTTACATCGCCAAGAAATATCAGGTGCCGCTTGTCCCTGTCCCCGATGTGCTGATCCCGATGATCTGCCAGATCGGCCGCTATTATCTTCACGGGCGCCGGCTGGACAAGGACGATCCGGTGACGCGGGACTTTGAGCGGGCCATTGCCTGGCTGAAAGACGTTGCCAATGGCACCGTGCAGCTCGAAGCCGACGGCAAAACCTCCGGACAAAGCGGCGGCGGCGCGGTCCAGGTGAGCGCACCTGGCCGCATCTTCAGTCGTGACACGCTCGGAGGCTTCTGATGACCGGTGTGTCTTCTGCCATCACGATCGAAGATGCCGAGATCAATGCGGCCCTGTCCCGGGTCGCGGCCGCCGACGGCGACACCCTCGCGCTGATGCAGGAGATTTCCGGCGCCATGCTGTTCTCTGTCCAGCGGCGCTTTGAAACCGAAAGCGATCCGGAGGGAGCTGCCTGGCCGCGCCATGCACCGAAAACGGCCCAAGCGCGGATCAACAGGGCGCGAAGTGCGGATCAGGACGTCACACCAAAACTCCTGCGTGACAGCAACCGGCTGTACCAGTCGATCGTGGCGGAGGCATCGGAAACGGAAGCGGCCACCGGCACCAATCTCACCTATGCCGGTATCCACCAGCATGGCGGCACCATCACGCAGTACCCGCAGAGCCGGAAGGTGCGGTTCCGAAAGGTGGGCAATCAGCTCCGCTTTGCCCGTAAAGCCCAAAAACGGGTCACCGAGAAGCAAGTCACATATGGGCAGCGCACGATCGTCATTCCTGCGCGCCCGTATCTCGGGTTTTCAGACGGAGACCGTGCCGAGATTTTAGCGATCACTGAGGCCCATTTTGAAGCCGCAGCCGAGGGAGACAAACCCGCATGAGCCTGATTGCCTCCATTATCGGCCGTTTAAAGGGGTCTGGAACGCCGTTTAAAGAGGTTGCCGGTGCCATAGAATTTGCCGCGATCGAAAAGCGCCGGCGCGCGGTCCCGGCGGCCTATGTGCTGATTGCTGAAGAAGCTGCCAGCGACAACAGCCGGTCGACCGGCGGTGTGCTTCAGGAGCTTGCCTCGGACATCGCGGTTATTCTTGTCGCCGAGAACCTCACCGATGGCCGGATGTCAGCCGCAGCCGGGGATATCGAGGCCTTGAAAGGCTGGGTGCGCACCAGGCTGATCGGATTTGTTCCGGCTGGCACCGATGCAGAACTGATTTTCATCTCCGGCAAGCTGCTGAAAGCACGATCGGGCACCGTCTGGTTTGAGGACCTTTATGGCGCGACCTCCTACCTGGAGCACTCCTCATGAGCGAGACGACCTGTGCCCCACGCCTGGGCGGGCGGTATCTGCGGGATCCGGACACGGGCGAACGGGTGCGCGAAGATGAGCGGTCCCGGATCAAGTCCGGGACGGCTAAATCCAAACTTCCAAGGAAAAAGAGCCCAGCGCCAAAAGCGCCGCAAGCGCGACCGCGCGCAGGCGCGGATGCGCCGCCTGCTTCGGAGGGCAGCACGTCGTGCGAACCGCCCGTGAGAAGAAAGGACAAATAACCATGCGCAAGCACCGGAAACTTGCCATCCTGGCGAAAATCGAACCGGTTTACGGCACCGACAGTGTTCCGACGGGTGCCGCCAATGCGATCCTAGCAACGGATGTCACCCTGACACCGCTGGCCGGGGAGGACATCAACCGGGATTTGCTGCTTCCCTGGCTGGGCCATCAGGGCATCGAGCTTGTCGGCAACTATGTGCAGATGGAGTTTTCGGTCGAAGCTGCAAGCGCCGGGGCGGCCGGAACCTTGCCTGCCTATGGCGCTTTGCTGCGGGCCTGCGGTCTATCTGAGACGATCACCCCAGCGACATCGGTGGACTATGAGCCGGTTTCGGACGGCGAAGAAAGTGTCTCGGTCTATTTCAATCAGGACGGCGTCCGGCATGTCGCGCTGGGGTGCCGCGGAACCTTCCAGCTTGAGTTTGCGCCAAAGCAGATCCCCCGGTTCCGGTTCACGCTTATGGGTCTGCTTGGCACCGTTTCGGACAGCGCCCTGCCCGCGGCCGATGTCACCGCGTTTCAAAAACCGCTTCCGGTCTCCAATGCCAACACCAGTTTTTCGCTGCACGGGGCTGCCCGGATTTCCGAGCGGGTGGCGTTCGATCTCGGCGTCGAGGTGGTCCCGCGCTTTCTGATCGGGGATGAACGCATCCAGCTGGTTGACCGGCAATCGACGGGCTCAGTGGTGGTCGAAGCCAAGGCGATGGCCGACATCAACTGGTTCGACATTGCCCAGGCCAAGACCACCGGGGCCTTGCAACTCACCCACGGCACTGTGGCTGGCCACATCGTCCGGCTGAATGCACCGTCCGTTCAAATCGGCCGCCCCACATCAGGCGAGACCAACCGCATCACAAACTACACACTGCCGCTGATCTTCCAGCCTCAGACCGGTGACGACGAGTTCACACTCAGCATCAGATAGGAACCATCATGCATTTCCAGATCTGCGATCCTTATTCGTTTTGGTGGCCGGTCACGGTTTCCCTGCCCGACCCGGACAGGCCCGGCGAACTCTGCCAGCAGGACTTTGAGGGCAAGTTCCTGATGACCAGCCACGAACAGCTGGCCGAACTGGAATCTGAGGGCCAGGAGCAGCTGATCTCAACGATCTTGACCGATTGGCGCAATGTCCATGATGAGGACGGCAATCCGGCCCCTTTCAGCGGCGAAGCGCTCAGGAAGTGCCTTCCCTATCAGCATTTCCGGATCGCTGTTTACCGGGCCTATCTGTCAGCCTTGAACGGCCAGGCAGCCCCAAATGGTCACGGTGCAAGGGCAAAAAACTGAAGGAGGCTGCCCGCGCCTGGGCGCATGCGTGGCGCGGCCTGTCCGATCCCGAAAAACCAGCCGAACTGGACACGGACACTGCCGATGAGTTCCGGGCGCTCGGCCTCAAAGTGCCGGACACTTATCCAACAGACCTAGAGTTCTTCGACGTCCCGCGTGTCAACTGGCGTGCGGTCACGGCCTTTGTGGCGCTGGAAACCCAGTGGCGGGTGGTCGCCGGGGCGGGCGGGCTGATCTGGTGCGGGCTGGATTATGCGGCGGCGGCGGCGGCGTTCCGGGGCCGGAACCGACGGGCCTGGCAGCGGCTTTTGGGGGAGCTGCGGGTTATGGAAGCGGCGGCGCTGGAGGTTTTGAATAGGTGAAGCGGACGTATCCAGAAATGATATCTTGATACATTAAAATTATTCATCAATATTCTGGTGTGGTTCAGGAAATAACGCGGGGAAGTCGCATATGACTGTAGCTGAGGTTGTGAAAAGCACCCCAGAGCCGAGCGAGGCTGAGCTTGATGAATACGTCGACACTCTGCTGTATAGAATGCACCTTACAAAGGGTGCCAGATACCAGGCCGCAAGAAGGCATCAAAGGCGCGCTACTGCATCTATTTGGTCCATTATTGCGCTCTCAATGTACGTTTTCACTACTAGCACAATTCTGGCTATCTACGATTTGAGCGCGTTCGGAAACCTCGAACAACACCTCATAATCGCCAACATGGTAATGTCTGCATTCATTATTGCTTTTTCAGTTCTTGAGCAGGGTAAGAAGCATGATCTTAAGGCAGAACTGTTCTTACGATGCGCACAGGGAATACAAAGATTACGAGATGAACTTGAGTTTGCCCGACGTATCAGTCGCCTTTCCAAAGAAGACGTCGCAGATGCAGTCAAAAGTTACAATGAGTTGGTCCATGATTTCGCAGATAACCATTCAGAGACTGATTATCGTACTTTCAGAATAAACATCGGCAAACATGCTGGTGATTACATATATTCATTTTATCAGCCAATAAAATATTGGTTTGATTGTTGGTCAATAATGTTGATCTCGATCATGGTGCCGCCCACCGTGATAACTACACTGTATTTTTGGGCCCGTTAATATCGAATCTGGTTCGATTTTTATAAACCGCGATCCCCAAAGAACCTGATCCTAATTTGAATAAACTCACGGCAGATACAGACTTGATTTAAGTTGACCCACTGGTTCTGGCGATTATGAAATCTGTCCAACTCGTTTGGTGCGCCGAAATTGGATCGGTTCGCTACGCAAACGACTACTCAATCGGCAACTAGGCGAATTGGATACAGACTTGGTTTGGTCCAGGTTGCCTGCTTCTCGCATCCCACGCATCCACCCGGATAGCTTGACCCTCGCCCGCGCGCGACGATGCGGGCATGACCTTGAACCTGCAAATGCTGGCCCGGTTGGATGCCTCGGGCGTCGAAAGCGGCGCCCGGGAGGCTGGCCGAGCCATTGCCGGGATCGGTTCTCACTGTTTGATGCGGTTTTGCGGGTGTTACTGCAGCTGCCGGTCAAGGCACGTCCTTGGGTCCCCCCTCTGATGTCATCCCCGACTTGATCGGGGATCCAATCATTTCCAGAGCCTTGGAGATTAAAAACCGACGCCCCCATACCCACTGCCGTCATCACCGGACTTGATCCGGTGATCCATGCCGATACTCGGCGGCCGGTGACAGGCCCTTTGATCAGATGTCGTGAAGTTCCGAGAATTAGCGGCACTGTACTTTTTTGATTTTTTGAAGATTTTTGAGCTAAGTTGCAGACAATTGTGAACGACTCGGTGTTTCGCCCTGGCTTATCCCTTAGAAGCTCTCTTGATTGCGGATCTCCTGCGCGAAAAAACGATGCAGGGTTTTGAGGATTTCTTTATCGAACTTGCTAAGGAGAGATGGGGAGAGGATTTCGAAAGCTGGAAACCTCAAGGGCGGCATGGTGACCATAAATGTGACGGTTATCATGTAACGGAACAAACTGTATTCCAGTGTTACGGACCGGAGAAACCTAATCCTGCAGATACAGCGAAGAAAATTAATGAAGACTTTCATGGTGCCGTAAAACATTTTGGCAACCGCATGTTAAAATGGGTATTTGTCTTCAATCAGCGCGAACTATGGACTACTTGCAACGTACTTCTGGGAGATCTACGCGAAAAACACCCTGGCATTGAAATACGTGCTTGGTGCAGAAATGATTTGCTGAATATGGCGATGGAGCTTTCTCCTCATCGTCTAAGAAAAATATGCAAACTGAGCTCGCAAGATCATGAATTCGACGATGCTGTTATTGACCAATTTGAGCGAATTGTTGCCGACCACAAAAGCCGGAAACCACCATTGGAAGCGCCGGTAGAAACCCTAACAAACCAACCGTCGCTTGAACAGGTATTGGACGACATTGAAGCCGGCGACCGTGAGATAAGGCGCCGCATCCTAGGATACAGCATGTGGCTCGATCCTATGTCAAAAGAACAGCTTAATGACTTGATCGCTGAGTGTGGTTTGGACGTATCTGCCATTGCTGCAAACGTTGAACGTCTTGCTCAGATGGGTCTCATAAAAGTAACCGCATCACACATTCTTCCGCTGAATATAGCAATCTGCAGCGAAGCCGCCGAGGCATACGCTGACCAATTCCTTGCAAAACTGGAGGCCCTCTAGCTATGGCGCGGGATGACAAGCTCAAAATACTGAAGCAACTCAGCCGGTCACAAAGCGATAAGGCCTCCTTGGCGCTCAAAAACGAGTTTCAGAAAGCCGCAGTAATTCTGACTGAAAGCACAGATTATCATCAATTGGAATCTGTCTTGGAGGAACTGACTGTTTACGGGCATAGGGTTGCTGATCACCTGATCCCCACCTTATCAAAGTTTCTTGAGAAGCTGCGGGGGCCTGTATTCATAAACAGCGTTACAGAATATGACCCAACATCGCCTGTAGAAGCACAAACTTATCTCACCAAGGAGACGTTGGAACTTGTTCAGCTCTTTCGCTACTTCGATACGCCGGCAGTTGTAGACATATTCATTCGGTATTGCGAGGATACCGATGAAACAGTGGTCAGAGCCGCTCTCGAGGCCCTGAGAAAGTGTGCGTCTTACGATATCCAAGTATTCTATGGAGGCGAAGGTCGGCCTGGTTTAGGGGCCTCGCCACAGCTTGAAATATTGGCTTATTTGGAAAAGAACCAGACCGAGTTCATGCACGGGCACATTGAAGCTGTTCAATGTCTTTGTGAGGAACTCCTTTCTCCATCGTTGGAAGGAACATCCTGGGATTACAAGAGCGTCACATGGTCCAGCAGAGCGCTTCCAGTTTGCGATCAAACGATTGACGTCCGGAACCGGACGGTAAACTTCTTAAAAAGCATCTATCATGCAGACCGATCCATTTCGGAGAAAATATCACTTATTCGCTTAATGATGGCTTCAATGGATGTTCCCTCTAGAGGTGAGTGTGGAGATGATCTTAAAGAAGTAATCGTCGAGAACGGTTTGGATGTTCTTGATTGGATTAAAGGCAAGATCCCCGAGGAGCGCTTTCCCGTGCTTCAAAAAACTGAACACGACGTCTATTGGCGCTATTATCACGGTATATCTGACGCGATCAGGCAGTCTTGCCTAGAAATACGCGATACCCTTTACGAAAATCCAGAATATCAGATTTATCGGGTTCTCATCGGGTTTGAGAGCGTGTTCGAGGATTGGGAAGAGTCCCTTTCTACAGAAACAGACTTCGCTAAGGTCGAGGGTGAGCGCCAGCAAAATTCATCCGAATTCGCACACGAAGTGAGCGAAGAGAATTGGGCCACCTGGAAAGAGAGGATCCTTGAATTTTGCAAGACCGAGTCCACCGACTTGGCTACGTTTCCGATTTTCTTTGGATTCTTGCGAGAACTGGCGGAATTAAAGCCTAACCTCGCTTTTGAACTCGTTGGCAATCATCTTGAGCAGGTCGAAAAATTCACTATCCCAATCTACCGAGGCCTCCTTCAAACGACATATAGGAATGATTGTCAGACGCTGCTGAAGCAACGCGCTGATGAGGGTTTGGAACTTGAAGCAATTGCCAAGCTCTTTCTTGGCGATCAGCAGCTCGATATTGAGCTGTTGGAAATTGTTCTTGAGCAAGCGTTCGCAAATAAAAACGAATATATCTTGTCACTGCTGCTGGAAGTCGGCAGCCACATATATGAAAGCGATCCCGGTGTCGCCGTAGATCGTCTGTTTGTGCCTGTGTTAAGGCGATTGACCGACTTGCAAAGCAAAGACTGGGTGAAATTCATCTGGGACGTTCGTCGTCTCCAAAAAATAACTGAGGAGCTGCCTGAAGACAAACTGATGGTGCTGATAGAGGCTTTGTTATGTGTCCAGCGGATTGACAATACGGCCGAGGAACTTCTCAAACCAGTCGCGGAATTGCGACCGGATTTGGTCCTCGACTTTTTCAGGCAGCGTATTATCTCGGAAGAATGTTTGGATGATTGTGAAGCAATTCCGTTCGATTTCCATGAATTGATAGAACCACTTTCGAAAAACGCAAAGCTTATCGTGAGCACTGTGCGCTCATGGTATGATGAAAAAGATGTTTTGTTTCAGTTTCGCGGTGGACGCCTAATCGCCAATGTCTACCCAAATTTTGGTGAGGAATTGGAACGTGAACTCATTGCTCTGGTGAGAACTGGCGAGAAATCACATGCAAAATTTTCTCTCGACATTCTAAAAAATTACCACGGTCAGCCGTTCTTGCACAATGTTTGCCGAGAAGTAGTTGCAACACATTCTTCAGACGAAAAACTGATGTCTGACGTATTCTCTGTATTAACGTCGACAGGTGTCGTCTCCGGGGAATTTGGAATTGCGGACGCCTATGCTCGAAAGGCAGTTGAACTGCAAGACTGGTTGTATAATGAAGATTTAAATGTGCGAGAATTCGCTGAACGGCACATTGAAAGCCTCAAAGTTGCCGAGGTCCACGAACGCGAACGCGCGCAAGAGTCTCTTGAGCTCCGGAAACACCAGTACGGCGCAAATGACGAATAATTCTAAGCGCTGATGCATCAGTAGAATTAGAACTCGTCACTGTTTTACGGAAGCCTCCGCTTCAGTTTTTCTTGTCAAATAATACCTCTCCCAAGTTTTCAGGTGGAGACCAGAGGCCTGCCTTTGCTTTCACATATGTCTTGCAGAAAGTCGCGATCCGCTCCTGATCGCCGAAACATAATTTTTGCCTGTCAATCGTGGTCAACTGCTCGAATGCATTGCAAGTGAAGCCGTATGTGGACAGAAACATCCCCCCATCCTTCTTCTCTTCGACAATCACTTTTAGGAGCTTTTCAACCGCACCAGAACCAACCTTTGTCGATGATCGCCAATGCTTGATTTCGATATAATACTCGGCTTCGCGCCCCTCGGCAAAACAAGTGACTACCACATCCTTGCCACCGTCCTTCGACCCTGGGGTCAAGGCAACTCGAAATCCCAAGCCATCAAAAACTTCTGCTACAACCCGCTCGACATCGCGCCATTCCAAATGAACAAGCGTACTTTTATCCCGAGCAATCATGCGCGCGAGAATTTCGCTTAGATCTCGCATTATTATTCGGACTTCCGTTTCAATATCGGGCTCATTATTCCGAAACCGCGCGACCCAATTTTTTAAATCGGAAAGCCCTACCAACTCAACCTTGACCGGAAGCTCTCGGTTGACCAGATCGTGTGCTTTTTGCGTGAATTCGGAGTTGCTGACTAAAAGGGCTCGGTTGAAACTGCCTAGAACCGAAACTGCAAGCAGTTTCTGGAGCTCTGATATGCCAACTTTGTTTCGATAATACTTGATAGTGACGCCACATTTCTCCGAATCCAGTGGATCGCCTGAAGCGTTTCTTTCCCAAATGAAGTCGACACCTCCATCGGAACTACGAGGCGTATTTATGCGGCCAAACCCCTCCTGTACAAGGAGCACGTTCAAGACTTTGCCAAATGTTTCTTCCACATCGCGTATGCGAAGTTCTGTTTTTCCATTCAAACTGTCAATTTCACGATCGAGCGCATCACATTGATCGAGCGTTAGGTTCATGTCTTTGCCCCGTTTAAGTTACAAATGAAGGCTGCAAACTCGGCCGAGCTGCCGGGCTGATCGGGAAATGATTTGAATTCAAGATTGATATTTCAGTTTCCATTTCTGCCACGCTTTTGCGGGCGGATAGAAAATTCCATATCAAGGATATTCGCTTCGCCAAAACGCGATGCAGCCACAGACAGGACATGGCGATCAACAAACGTTTCGGCATCCGATGCTTCACGAATCGCGGAGACTATTAGGCCTGGCAGGTCTTCAACGCCAATGGCATTTTTAGCCAATGTTGCCGCTGCATCTTGAAGCGCGGACAACCCTGTCGTTGGATGCGGTGTAATCTGGAAGCTGCCCCTAAGTTTTAGCGCGTTGGCAGCGCCTTTTTTTCCGTGGAGGCTATACGTCAGCTTTTCTCGCGGGAAGGTGTCAGAAATGTATTTGGAACTGGATTCTGCAAACCATTTTTCGTCAAAACCTGTGCTATGGTAGTCCGACGTTTCCAATTCCTGTTCCGTCAGGAATTGTTCAGCTTTGTAGGGACACCATCCTTTTTCTGCCGGTACTGTGGGTGGTGATGCCTTCAGGCGCTCGTACTGCCTAATCTCGGCAACGATCTCATCGAGATCTGGTTTGTTTTTGGCAGGCAGGGTTTGAAACTGGCGAACCGCCCGGTCCAATAACACTGGTTGAAGAAAGAGATTCCGACAGAAAGTAGCTTTGGCTTGTTCTTTCAATACGTCAGATTGATAGGTCTTCAATCCAATCCGGATTACTGCATTTTCCCAACGCGAATAACAATACGTCAAATAATATATTGGTATCGAGAACGCGCTTAGCAGGATCGGCAGCAACACATCGCGCATGGTCTGCAAAGAAAAGAAAGTGCCTGTATTTTCCATTACAGATGCAACGAAATGCCAAATAGCCATCACAGCTATGCCGAGCAATATCCCGTCAATGAGCCTCTTCACCGGAGCAAACTTTTCCTCCCGTTCGGCGACAAACTGTAAACCGGTCAGCAATGTCACGAAGGGAACGAGCAATAGCTCCAGCCAAAGCGCAAACGAGTAGGCAACCACAACAAACTCAAAGACGGCCAAAATCCGAAATTGATCGCGAATAATTTCACCAAAGAACGAGGCATCACCGTCGTGCTGTATAGCTCTGGCAAGCAAGCCCGCACCGGAAAACAAGAACCACATGATGGTGTTTTTAAGCTCAAATGCGGTCCATAAACCTACAAGGGACAGTAGATAGGCCCCTAGCGTGACCCAAAGAGCGTAGGCACCAAACAAGACTACCAGTCTTGGCTGGAAAAGAGCCTTCAATAACTCGAAGACCAATCTCTTCAAATCGGCTGTCGGCAATAAGTACGGGACAAAAAACACCGCCCCGATAGCCAACCAGATCGCTGAAGCAATTTCCCGGTTGTTGAAGGACTGGCTGAACCATTCCATGAAGCGGCTGAAACCTCTCTCTATCCGTTCTGTTGCAGTAGGCACACGCAAAATGAGTTAAACGTACGCTGTAGCTCCGGTTGCATATACGCACGATTCGCGTCACCTACCACCCCTGCCGAATCCCCCTCCCAGTTCCCCCACCCCAAGGGACCGGCATCACCGCCCGCCCCGCGCTAAACCAACCCTTCCCAATCCCCCGTGCACCCGCCCGGGTGTTGGACGGGCCGCGCGCGCGCGACACTGCGCAACGCCGGAGACGAGCGCCCGAGGGCCGAGTGTTTCGAAGAGCCCCTGAGTGCCCCCGGATCGTGGTTCGGGGCAGGCCCCGGATCGGGTCCGGGGCGGCGCGGAAGAAAAAGGACGGTGGATGACCTTGAAGCTGACCATGCTGGCAACGCTGGATGCCACGGGCGTGGTGGATGGGGCCAAGGATGCTCAAAAAGCGATTGCCGGTCTTGGCGAGACCGGAACGGACGTTCTGACCGCGCAACAAGAACAGCTCGGCGGCGTGGCGGGCGGCTTCAAAGACACCGGCGCGGCCGCCGGAGAGCTCGCCCGGACCATTCCGGAGCTGACGATCACGCTGGCGGATATAGACGGCCACAGCCGGGGGACGGCCGCAAGCCTGCGCGACAATGCCCGGGCGATCGCGGAGGAAACGCTGGCGCTTGAGGAGCTTCAGAGTGCCTGGAGCGCGGTGCAGCGGACCGGGGAAACGGCGATCCGCTCGCTTGTGACCCGGTTGGCGGATGGGGATCTGACCGGCGCGTTACGGTCGGTGATTACGGAGGTCTCGCAGCTCGGACTGCAGCTTGCCGCAATCAATCCGCTCACCAATGCGCTCTTTGGGACAGCGCGTCCGACGCTTGGCGCGGCCGGCGGCTTTCTGGGTGGATTGTTCGGATCCTTCGATAGTGGCGGTTCAACGGGCAGGGGGAGCGACACGGAGGTCGCCGGGTTGGTGCACCGGAACGAATATGTCTTTGACGCTCAGTCCACCCGGAAGATCGGCGTCAATACCCTGGAAGCTCTGCGTCAGGGCGCTCTTCGTGGCTATCAGGACGGCGGCCTGGTCACGACATCCGCTTTTTCAGCACCGAGATTGACGCAAACCGAAACGGCAAGAAGCCAACCCGGTCCGGTCCAGCAGACCGGCGACACGTTCATCATGAACATCGCAACGCCGGACATCCAGAGCTTCCGGGCGTCCCGATCGCAGCTCGCCGGAGAGTTCGCCCGCATGAACCTGCGCGGAGGCCGGAACGGATAACGCCATGGCCGATTTTGACGAGATCCAGTTCCCGGAAATTGTGGCCAGGGGCGCGCAAGGCGGGCCAGAACGGCGCACGGAAATCGTCGAACTGACATCTGGCTTTGAAGAACGCAACACGCCATGGGCGGACAGCCGGCGCAAATACGATGTCGGCTCCGGCATCCGCCACCCGGATCATCTGGCCGCCGTGGTCTCGTTTTTTGAAGCCCGCTCCGGCCGCCTCAGGGGTTTCCGGTTCAAGGACTGGTCTGATTACAAATCGGCGAGACCGTCTGCGCCGCTGACGCCGCTGGATCAGGAGATCGGCGCGGCGGACGGAACCCGGACCACCTTCCAGCTCAGCAAGGCGTATTCTTCCGGCGGGCGCAGCTGGTCCCGCACGATCACCAAGCCGGTCGCAGGCACGGTGGTGGTGGCCGTCGATGGGACGCCGCAGGCTTCCGGCTGGTCAGTGGATCTGGCGACCGGCCAGGTCACCTTCGATGTTGCTCCGGCCTCCGGGATGATCACGGCGGGGTTTGAGTTCGATGTGCCCTGCCGCTTCGACACGGACATCATCCAGACCAATCTCACCAACATCCGCCTCGGCGAGATCCGCGCCATTCCAGTCGTGGAGGTGAAGATATGAAAACAGTGCCGGATGCCATGCAGGCCAATCTGAACAGCCGGGCGACCACCCATTGCCGCTTGTGGCGGGTGGAGCGCCGAGATGGGGCGGTGTTCGGCTTTACCGATCACGACCGGCCGCTGAGCGTTGATGGCCTTACCTATGAAGCGGCGACGGGCTTTACCGCCACTTCCATGGAAACCAGCCTCGGACTTGCGGTCGACAACCTCGATGTCGAGGGAGCCCTCTCCTCCTCAACCATCACCGAGGACGACATTGCCCGCAGGCTTTGGGACGATGCGGAGATCGAAATCTGGCTGACCGACTGGAGCAATCCGGCGAGCCGGCTGCTGCTGCGCAAGGGCAACATCGGCGAGATCACCCGGGGACCGACCGCCTTTCTGGCGGAACTGCGCGGCCTGGCGCACCGGCTCGGGCAGACGTATGGCCGCCAGTTCGACCGGACGTGCTCCTGGGAGCTGGGCGACAAGCGCTGCCAGGTGGCGCTGGCGGGGTGGACCTTCCCCGGCGTGGTGGTGGAAGGGTTCGATCTCCTCAGCTTCACCGCCTCGGGTCTCGATGACAAGGACGACGGATTGTTCCGCCATGGTCTCTTGACCTGGACAAGCGGCGGCAATGCGGGCCGAAAAATGGAGATCAAACGGCATTCAAACGCTCTTGGAACAGTGACGTTTGAACTCTCGCTGCCGATGGCCGACAGCATTGAGCCGGACGATACCTTTTCGGTTCAGGCCGGATGCGACAAGCGGTTTGAGACCTGCCAGGCGCGTTTTTTGAATGGCGCCAACTTCGGCGGCTTCCCGCATATTCCAGGCAATCAGGTGATCATCGGTTATGCGGACAAGGATGATCTGAACGATGGCGGGAGCCTGTTCAAATGAGCGTTCCGGTCACCCGCACCGATATCGTTGCAACGGCCCGATCTTGGATCGGCACGCCGTATGTGCATCAGGCGAGCTGCAAGGGCGCCGGCTGCGATTGCCTCGGCCTCCTGCGCGGTGTCTGGCGGGATCTGTATGGGTTAGAACCGGAAACGCCGCCGCCCTATACGCCCGACTGGGCGGAGCGCCACCGGGCCGAGACCTTGCGAGACGCGGCCGCCCGGCATCTGGTGCCAATCGCCGTGGAGGAGGCCGGACCGGGCGACGTTCTGATGTTCGCGTTTAAACCGGAGTTGCCGGCCAAACACTGCGCGCTGCTGACCACCGCGATTAAGGATCCCGCGCCCAAGATCCTCCATGCCCATGAGAACCTGCCCGTGGCCGAGGTGGCGTTGTTTGACGGCTGGCGCAGAAAAATCCGCTTTGCGTTCTCTTTTCCGGGAATAGGCATGAACCCGGCACCACCGGTGCCGCAAGGCCAAGCGGCCGCCGGGCCTGATGGCCCGCCCCCTCTGGAGGGCAGCCCGAAGGGCGGTGCGCCCGTGAGGAGAACCTAATGGCCACGTTGGTGCTCGGAGCCGCCGCAACGGCCTTTTCCGGCGCGATTGGTGCTGGGGCCTTTACCTCGGCGCTGATCTCCGGCGCGGCAACGGTGGCCGGAGCCTATGCCGACAACCTGCTGGTCTCTGCGCTGACGCCTTCCAGAAACACGGCGGTCAACGGCCCGCGCATTGGTGATCTGCGTCTGCAAACCTCGACCGAAGGCGCGCCGGTCCCCGATGCCTTTGGCCGTCTGCGGTTGGCCGGACAGGTGATCTGGTCCACCCGGTTGCGGATGGAGGTTTCAACCTCCACCCAGAAGGCCGGTGGCAAGGGCGGCGGCGGTGGCCAGAAGGTGACCACGACCAGCTATCTTTATTACGGCAACTTCGCGATCGCGATCTGCGAAGGCCCAATCATCGGCATCGGCCGGGTGTGGGCCGATGGCAAACTTCTGGACCGCTCCACCTTGCCGCACCGGGTTTATCGCGGAACGGACGACCAGCAACCCGATCCGCTCATTGAAACCAAGGAGGGCGCCGCACCCGCCTATCGCGGCACGGCCTATATCGTCTTTGAGGATCTGCCGCTGGAAGACTTCGGCAACCGCATTCCGCAATTTGAATTCGAAGTGTTCCGCCGCCTTGGCGGTGTGGAAGAAGATGTTCAAGGCATGGTGGTCATTCCGGGCGCCGGCGAATGGGTCTATGCCGATGAACCGGTGCGGAAACTAAATCCGGACCGGGAAGGCGCAAGCCTTCCCGAAAACACCAACAACCAGGTCGGTGGCACAGACTGGGCGGTCGCGCTCGACAATCTCTCCTTTACCTGCCCGAATGTGACGTCTGTGCTGCTGGTGGTGGCTTGGTTCGGCACGGATTTAAGGTGCGGGCACTGCCAGATCCGGCCGGGTGTCGAATTCGGGACCGGCAAGGAGACCACGCCGCTGACCTGGGCGGTGCATTCGGAGGTTCGCGAAACGGCGCTTGAAATCTCCCGGGATCCGCAGGATCCGTCCCGGCCCGTTTATGGCGGCACGCCGTCCGACCAGACCGTGGTGCAAGCGATCCGGGATCTGAAGGCCCGCGGCTATGATGTGATCTTCTATCCCTTCATCCTGATGGATGTGCCGCCCGGCAATGGTTTGCCCGATCCTTATGGGGCGGCGGAACAGGCAACCTATCCCTGGCGCGGACGCATCACCTGCATGCCGGCGGCCGGGCAGCCGGGCAGTGTCGACAAGACGGCAGCCGCCGGTGCTCAGGTCGATGCGCTGTTCGGGACGGCGATGCCGGGGCACATCAGCCTGTCGGTGGACGTTGCGACGGATGCGGTGGCCTGCGGTTATTCCGGCCCCGCGGAATGGTCCTTGCGGCGCATGGTGCTGCATTACGCCAAACTCTGCGCCGCCGTGAATGCCATTGATCCCGGCGCGGTCAGCACCTTTGTCATTGGCTCGGAAATGGTCGGCCTGACGCAGACCCGGAGTTCATCCTCAACCTATCCGGCGGTGAGCCATCTGGTCAGTCTGGCAAGCGACTGCAAATCCATTTTGGGCAGCACCGTCGACATCACTTATGCCGCCGATTGGACAGAATATCGCGGCCATGACCCGGCCGATGGATCCGGAGACTTCTTCTTCCACCTGGATCCGCTGTGGAGCTCCCCGTCGATCGATGCGGTTTCCATCGACAATTACATGAAACTGTCGGACTGGCGCGACGGCCGGACGCATCTCGATTTTCTGGATGGCACCAAATCGATCTATTCCAAGGCCTACCTCACCGGCAACGTCGAAGGCGGCGAGGATTATGACTGGTATTATGCCAGTCCGGGCGACCGCGATGCCCAGATCCGCACGCCGATCACGGACGGATCCGGAAAACCCTGGGTCTACCGGACCAAGGACTTTCGGAACTGGTGGCTCCATCAGCATTATGACCGGCCGGGCGGTATCGAGAGCGGATCTCCGACAGGCTGGATGCCGCAGTCGAAACCGATCCTCTTCACCGAATACGGGTTTCCGTCTGTCGACAAGGCCACCAACCAGCCGAATGTCTTTGTCGATCCAAAATCCTCGGAAAGTGCCTGGCCTTATTATTCGGCGGAGGAACGGGACGACTTCATTCAACGGCGCGGCATCCAGGCGCTGCTCGCCTATTGGGATCCGGCGAAAGGCAACAACCCGGTCTCCAGCGTTTATGGCGGGCCGATGCTGGATCTGGCACGCAGCCATCTCTGGACCTGGGACGCGCGGCCCTATCCCTCGTTTCCCTATTATCTGAGCGTCTGGTCGGATGGGAACAACTGGCCCTATGGCCATTGGGTGCAGGGCAAGTTCGGCGTTGTAGAGCTCGCCGATCTCATCAAACACATCTGCGCGCAGGTCGGCTTTACGGCCGTCGATGTTTCGTTGCTGGAAGCGACGGTGACGGGCTGGCTGCGGCCGGATCTGGCTTCGCCGCGCGACCAGATCGAGGTGCTGGCCGAGCTCTACCGCTTCGATGCGGTGGAAAGCGAAGGCCTGATCAAGTTCATCCCGCGCGGCCTGGCACCGGAAGGTGCGATTGAGGAAAAGGATCTGGCAGCGCCCGACCGCGAAAAACCCGACTGGTCGATCACCCGGGCCCAGGAAACCGATCTGCCTCTGCGGGCATTATTGGTCTATTGGGATGCAGAGAGCGACTACCGCCAGACGAGTTCGGCTGCGGGACGGCTGACCACCACGTCCGACCGGGTGACGCGGCTGTCGGTGCCCGCGGTCATTGATCCCGGCGTTGCCGGGGGCATGATCGAGGACTGGCTTTATGGGCAATGGACGGAGCGCGAACAGGCGAGTTTTGCTCTGCCGCCCTCCCTGATCCGGTTTGATCCGGCCGATGTTATCTCGATCGGCATTGCAGGCAGAGCCCGCGACATGCGGCTTACCCGGATCATCGATGGCGGGGCACGGCAGTGCGAAGCGGTCTCGGTCGAGACAGAACGCTACCGCTCCACCCGGACGGATCCGCCGCCACCCGCACCACCGTCTCCGATCCCGACCTATGGCGAGGTTGTGCTGGAGGTGCTGGACCTGCCGGTGATCAGCGAGGGCCAGACGCAACATCAGCCCTGGCTCGCCGGGTTTGCCGAGCCCTGGGCGGGCGTCACCGTGCTGGAAGGAAACCGGATCATCGGCCAAGTGGTTGCCCCGGCAACCTTGGGGCTAACCACGACTAATCTTTATGCCGGAACACCGTACCGCTTTGACCGGGCAAATTCCGTAACGGTCAAACTCGCCCAGGGAACGCTGTCATCCGTGTCTGAGGACACGTTGCTGGCGGGACCGGGGAATGCCCTTGCGATCCGGAACGGCGATGGCGATTGGGAGATCCTGCAGTTTGCCACCGCCGAGCTGATTGGACCGCAAACCTGGCGGCTTTCCACCTTGTTGCGCGGGCGCCGCGGCACGGAATACGCCATGCGCGATCCTGTAGCAACCGGAAGCCGCGTAGTTTTGATGGATGGCGCGCTGACACAGGCCGATGTGCCGTTGTCGGATCGCGGTGTGCTCCGGACTTGGGAGTATGGCCCGTCTCCGCTTCCGTCGACCGACACCGCATTTAAAAGCCGTTCAAACACCTTTGAAGCGGTGGCTCTCAAGCCGTTTGCGCCGGTCCATCTGCGCGGGCGGCGGGATCTTGCGGGAAACCTCAGCATAACCTGGATCCGGCGCACACGGCGCAATGGAACATGGGCGAACGGCTCGGATGTCCCGCTTCATGAAGACAGCGAGCGTTATGACGTCGAGATCCTATCCGGATCTACTGTTGTGCGGACCATCACCGGACTGACAGCGCCCAGCCACACCTACACGGCGACCGACCAGGTGGCGGACTTCGGCAGTGTCCAGGTGTCGGTTCAGGTTCGTATTTTCCAAGTCTCCGGAACGATCGGCCGGGGCATTCCCACGGAGGAAATCTTATGAGCACAACGGCGCGCCTGAAGCTGCCCTTCATTGCCTCAAGCCAGGCGCAGAAGGAAGTCACGCACAATGAGGCTTTGGCAAGGCTCGATGCTCTGGCACATCTCACAATCCTCGCCCGGGATTTGACCGCACCGCCGGCCGCCACGGACGGCGACAGCTACCTGGTCGCAACAGGTGGAACCGGCGACTGGATAGGCCAGGACGGCCAGATCGCGCACTACGCCGATGGGGCCTGGGCGTTCCTGGCGCCGGTCCTGGGCCTGATTGCCTTCCTTGCCGATGAGGGAACGCTCGCCGTTTACACCGGTTCCGGCTGGGCCAACTACGGCGCCCTGCTATCTCAAGTCGCTACGGTCTCACAAACGCCGTCCGGCGCCGAAAGCCGGATGTGCACTGTAGAAGAGGACCTGACGGGCTTGAGCGGCGCGAGTGTCAACACCTCTATCGTCATTCCAAACCGGGCCGTCGTCTGGTGCGTGTCAACAAGGACAACGGCAGCCATTATCGGGGCAACGTCCTATAACTGCGGGATCTCTGGTGAAACGTCCAAGTTCGGCGGATCGCTCGGGATTGCGGAAGGCTCCACCAATGCCGGCGTGATCGGGCCCCAGGCGTTTTATTCAGACACGGCTGTGCGCTTGAGCGCGAACGGCGGGAATTTTACAGGCGGAGCAGTGAAAGTGGTGCTGCATTATCTGATGCCGGTGGTGCCGCAGGGGTAGCCAATGGGCAGTGGCAGCAACCCGCGAGATGCTGATGGCGACCGAAACACTAGGTCGGGAACGCATTCAATAACGTCGGTCGGGATGTGATGCCATACTCGGCCAGAATTTCGCGATCAAACTTTTCAGGCCCTTCCGGGCCCTCGATGTAGGGCGCGTCATCGCTATGGAAGTAGCAGTTCCTAAACTTACACGACTCAAGAATTGCACGGGATGCGAGATTCGTGTTCGTGAGGTTGCAGGAGATAAATGTTGTTTGGGGAGAGCCGTCACTAAACATGAACGCATCGCCGATTTCCCGAACAGCAAAACCCTCAATCTGACAATTTGCATATCGTTTGCTGGCAACCTTGTTTATCTCAAGTGGCCCGCCGCCCGAAAAAAGACCGAATCCATCCTGCGAAACCGGGACAATACGACAATTCTGCAAGGAAAAGTCGGTTATATCGTCGTTGAGTATTGCAAGTACGTCTGTGTCGATAATCAGTTGACCATTCGCGATCGAGCATGTCGGTATATGCTTGAACAACGAAATTACTCTCGAGTGTTGTTCCGCCAACACGCCGTATTGATCGTAATGGCCAGCATCTACCTTAAGCCTGGTGTTCGGTCGGCGCATGCTTTTCTCTTTGTCACCGGCGATGCGTTGGAATACCGCCCTGATTTGTATGTAAATTCGGTCCCTATCGGTGCCCGACATCTGGAAACACGGCTCCAACTGGCTCCCGATCACATAGAGAGCATAAGATGCGTACTTATCGTTTTTTGCCTGTGCGACGGTCTCCAGCATTGCGATACCGAGCGCGATGTCATCCACTTTACCCTTCGCTGTGTGCTCGTGCCCCTTCTCGAGAAGCAATCCGAGATCAGCTTCTTCTTTGCTGTCATTTTGACGTGTCTGCTCTTCTGTTTGTCGCTCAGAAATCGTTCCACGCCAAAGCGTTGCAACCAAAGTAACAAAACCGGCCAGCCCCAAAAGCACAGGCGTTACGGCACGTGCTCTTACGTCGGGTCCAAAAACGAATTGATCCTTCGCAAGTTCGACACTCACCGGACCGTGAAAAATGTAGCTCCAAGCAAACAAATAGCCCAGCACAGCCATGATCGTGAGAGCGATAGTCGCGTTTCGCCAGCCGACCTCTCCCACAGAAGCAATCCACCTCCACAACGCCACGACAGAGCAGACCAGCCGACTAAAGGAAAGCCGGGCAACAACCGTCGGACGGCGTTTAACTTGCGACCAATTAAGCCATACTGGCCGTTTGGTTGTCATTTCGCTTTCTCCGACAGGAACTTCAATACAGTCTTGTTCGATCCCTGACAGGTGGTCCGGACCGAAATCCGGACGGCGGGCCTGATCGCCAAACCAAGAACCCGCCCAGCAGTCACCTTAGATAACCGCCGCACCCGCTTTGCTCGCGCGAGCGCCGACAGTGTGGCTGAGTCGTCCTAGGGTTGTCATGGAAGAAATACGATGCGGGAGTTGCCGCCGTCTCTTGATGAAGTCGGCAAAAAACGCGATAATCGGTCCAGTTGAAATCAAGTGTCCGCGCTGCGGAACACTGACCAGTTTGAGGCCCCTAGAGCCCATCCCCCAAGAGCCAACAGAGCCTGTCTCCGAACGCCCCGGCAAGCCGGTCAATGAGCGTGATCCCCAAGGAGAAAACTCTTGTGGCTGTATATCCCGAAACAAGCCCTCAGCGGCTTAACGGACTGTCCCTTTGCACCGGCGTTGGCGGACTGGAGCTTGGCCTCCATATTGCCGAACCCGGATATCGAACTGTTTGTTATGTTGAGCGAGAAGCCTGCGCTGCGGCCACCCTCGTGGCGCGGATGGAAGACAAGGCCCTGGATAACGCGCCTTTATGGTCTGATGTTAAGTCCTTCGACGGCCGCCTGTGGCGCGGCAAACTTCATATCCTCACTGCCGGATATCCCTGCCAGCCGTTTTCGTCCAGCGGTTTGCGCCGCGGGCGCGACGATCCGCGGCACCTGTGGCCGGACGTCGCCCGGATCATCGGCGAATGTGGACCTGAATGGGTCTTCTGCGAAAACGTCGAAGGACATTTGGACCGTGGATTTGAAGAGGTTGCCGGAGACTTATCGGAGCTGGGTTACAGCGTTAAAGCGGGCTTGTTCTCAGCGGCTGAAGTCGGCGCGTCCCATATCCGGAAAAGGCTCTTCATTCTGGCCCACGCCGACAACCAGCCTTTATTGCAACCGGACCGACATTCTGATCAGTCAGGACGGGTTCCGGTTCCGGCCGGCAATCGATCAGGTTGGAAGCCAGCACAGTCTCGGCAACACAGCGCGCGTTTGGACGGTGTTTTGGGAACTGATGAAGGCCACCGGCCTGAAACCGGCACGGACATCAGTCTACCCATCTTCGCGCCCCCTCCATGTGACCTTGAAGCCTGGGACACGCACCTGTCCCGGCGACTGGACCTTCAACCCGAACTTTTCGGACTGGATGATGGGTTGGCCTATCGGGTGGAGCGATCCCGCGCAGCCGGTAACGGAGTTGTCCCTCTGGCGGCAGCTTATGCATACCGAACTCTCAAGGCTGCCTATTTTGTAGAGGCCTTTTCAAGGCCGATTAATACCGGTTTAATGCCTTAATTCACGGTCAGTACGGCGGCGGAAAAACATGGGTGAGGTCGACTGGAAACAGGCTCCGAAAAATGCAGTGTGGTGGGCGATCGATGCGGATGGCTCAGCACACTGGTTTTGCTGTCCCGATGTCGCCGCCTTCACTGACTTTTGGTTTCAAGAACCAAAGCCCGCTCCGACATTTGGATTTGATGGTGATTGGCGGGCGAGCCTGACGAAACGGTCAGAGCGGTTGTAACCACCTGAACTCCCTCCGCCAAAACCAAATGCCCAACCGGACCATTTCCACCGGTTTCGCACAATTAAACAAGGCATAGCGCGTGTTCGAGGTAAACCGCCCAGCAGGGGATGTACTAATTAGGAGTTCGCAGCCTAGTTGGGTGGCTTTTTCGCAACAGCAGCAAGTGCCTGTAGATCCTTGGCGGTCTGTTTCCGTTGCTTCAGTTCTGCTTTCCGGACGGCGTCATCACGCAGGATGGTTAGGATCGCGTCGCGAAGAAGCGGAAACGCACCAATGCAAATCGGCTCTTCCAACTCGTGGATACCCTTACTTAGAATACCGTATATGATTTTGTTTTCGACTAGGTAGTCGGGTAGATAATCCTTTAGGAATGCGACTTTATCATCCATTTTTTTGGTGCGGAATTCATCGACGTCCCATTCGTTTTTGTCCTTGAGTTCGTGGAAGCGCCGTTCAACCAAGTTTTCTAAAATTCTCCGCAGATATACGAACGATCCTATTCCGACTTTATGAGCAAAAAGGCCGAGTGCTTTGTTGAATTCTCTTCTATCACCCTTTTCGAGTTGATTGCTGAGTTCAGCATACTCTGCAATCGAGAAATCGGCGTGTGATGGATATTGCCCAACCTTTTGAATAGTACTTCCATCAAGCCGCAAGTTGACCGAGAACACGTGATCTCGGTTACCGCGGCAGACCCATTCAATATTGTGATAATTAATGCCTATGTTCTCGTCCGGATTAACAACGATGGCGCTCTGCCTTGACGGTGCAGTGATACTAGCCGCTCCGCCAAGTCTTCGAGCGTTTATAATGTCGTTTGCTTCGCCTAATCCGCTCGTCTGCCATGGCATGAAGTCATTGCAGTGGGGGCAATAGAATCTTGGATATTTGGGTATCAAGTCCGTTCCGCCTCGGATGCTTTGCATGCCCCCAGGCTCGAGTGTCCAAGGATCGTAAAGACCTACCTCAACACAAAAACGGCCAAAGGAAACTAGATCTTTAACGGTCGTTTTGTCCTTTTCCTCAATGGCGGCCGCGAGAATTTCTCTAAGCCCAGTTTTCTGTTGATCTGTCATTATGCTAGCCGCCGAAGATAGTTTTGGAAGTAACTCTTTAAAATGTAAATGAACAGAAACCATTGGAAGAATTGTACTGTCAACACCGAACCATCTTCAGGCGAAAGTTCTAGGCAACGAAGGGAGCGTTAGGGCCCAAAACGCAGGTCAAACTACGTGCCAAGTGAAGTTGCGCGATTTGCCAAACGAAATTGCGCGCTTGTAACGCGCAAGAACACTTGGCACTAAGGCAATATCCGGGATTAAGTGGGAATATCCGATAATTGGCGGAAACAAGCCATTTACGAGGGACATCGACAAAAACAGCCGCGCAACTTCATATGGCACAAAGGCTCTGGAAAGTCGGCGCGGAGATTTTTGCCAAACGAAAAGACTTAATGAAAACAATAGGCGCGCAAAATCGAGGTGGCAACTCTAGCCGTGTTTTCCTCTGGAGTTGCCACCAAGAGCACATTGGCAGAATTCCGCCGAGGTAGCGTGATTGGGCGGCAGTGATGTCCGGCTAAGGTGGCAACTTTCTATCTGAGGCTACCGCTACATTTCACAGTTGTTTCACGTTCCTATCCATACGGTGCATACCGCGGGGTTATTTTGTGCTTTTTCTAGTACAGGGTTTTTTGGTGCGAAAAATCATCGGGTTGTTCTTTGCATGTCTCGCTGCGTTGAGCGGAGAGGCATTGTCTCAAACTGTGGTGCCACAAGAATTGATGCGCGAGGTGCGCACTACGGTCGCTTTAAATCGTCTTTCGGCAGAACGGGTTCTGTTGGCCATAGACCACGCCTTAGACACAGCGGGATATGCCCTAAAGATCACTAACAATGATCGAGTTATCCATGAGGAATTCCGCGAGATAGCTGAACGCCTACCAGGCGTGCGCGCGGTTATTGCAATCAATGGGTTAGGCAACCTTGCTGTTGATAGTTACACGTATCCTACGCCGACACTTCACTTGGGTGACAGAGAGTATGTCATTGCAGCCCGATCGAGACTTGGTCTGCACATTGGGGCCACGCAAAAGGGACGAACTTCGGGCGTCCCTTTTTTGCCAGTATCAAAGCAAGTCGGTGACTACGTCATAGCTGCAATCGTATCTCCGCATTTCCTTATTCACGAAGAGGGGCGATGCTTTGATTGTGTTTCTGCACTGATGCGTGAAGACGGCTCGATTATTGCCTCGTTTCCGCCAGCTGCGGATATTCCGAACCACGTGTTGAGCTTACCGTTGATAAATAAAAGCATTGAGGGAAATTCGACCACCCTCTTTAGCAAGACGGAATCGATCATTGCTTGGCGACGTTCAGAACTATACCCGGTTGTGGTTTTGGGCGCGCGCGGTCTGCGCTCCAGTGCACTTACGAGTGTCGATGATCGTTAAAAAGTAGTGAGCCATTGCAAGGCGCGACTGTCCAAAAAGGTATTCAAACATAGACACACTTTTTTGGGCTCGGTCCCACTCGACTGTGGGCAATTGACCGGAGCTGCAGGCAGCGAAGGCTGCAAGCTTCCCTAAAGCTTCATCATCCAATTTTGATTGCGTACTCATCGTCTGAAGATGCCCGGCAGACACCAAGCCGACGAAGGCCGCTGCTATAATGATCGCAAGCAAAGAGATGCGTTTGATCCAAACTCTCTTTTGGGTATTCACACTCATTAGGGCGTTTTGAAAATGCTGGTCAATCATTGATGAATAGCTTCTGATGGTAGTGGTAAGTGACTACAACCTAGGAGCTATTTCATGTCAATGAATATTCGTAATGGTATACATTCTGACGCAGATACAATTTCTGAGATACATAGCCTTTGCTGGCGCGAAGTCTACTCTTTTATGCCTGAGGAAGTGCATCAAGCCAGGTCTCGTCACTTTCGTTTGAAGCAGTGGCAACGATGGTTTGAAGAGCAACCGGACGATGAAACACTATTGGTCCTAACCAACGATCAATCAGTTGTTGGTTTCGCTCTGTCCAAGCCAAATCACGACTCCGACATTCCAGCGGTTGGAGAGATGCATGCGGGTTACATCCTGCCAGAATTTCGCGGCGGAATGAGTGGTCCTGCCCTAATGCGAGGACTGGCGACAAGCATGTTTGAACGGGACTTGTGGCCTGCATGCATTTGGGCATTTCGTGAGAACCCGTATCGGCGTTTTTACACCGCGTTGGGTTGGCGCGCCTCAGTCTATAGATCGCGGACGATAGTCGGCTACAACATACCTGAAATCGGCTACGAAAGCCCGCCTTACCACGATCTGGTTAGTCGGCTTGACCGAATGCTCGCTTCAGTCGTTCAGAGCCAAATTCAATCACCTTCTCAGCAGACTTTTCGTCATAGTCGTCGAGCGTCATAAGGTAGTCGAACAGCTCTAAAAAGTGTTCTGAATATGCATCGGGTTTCATTCGTCGCAGGCCTTGCCCTGCGGTGAAGTAGGCGATGTTCTGCACTACTTTCCTGACATGCGCCATGTTGGTGTCATCTACTTTGACACCTTCACCGACACGCATTGAGCCGGTTCCTGTCATTAGCCAGTGAATATTCATGCCGTGCACACTAGCCAACTTTTGTAGAACGACACTGTTGGGCTCAGAGTCGCCTCTTTCATAATTTGCATAAGTTCCGGGTATTACCTCAACAGACTGAGCAAAATCGTCCCGACTAATTCCCCCTCGAAACTCTATAAGTCTTTTAGCTATATCGGTTTTTGGCTTTGCTGGTCTGGCCATTTCCTATTTACATTATTTTCGGATTTATCCGTTGAATAAATCCAAATTTTATGTAAACTCCCATCTTAACGGACCAACATGTTGAGCCGTTTTGTTTACAAACCAAGTCCAAAGAAAGCGGCTTGCTGCAACAAGCCGCCTTCCAGAAAGGCACCCGATGGCAACGACCAAACAGGTACCAAAAGACGACTGGGATCAGCATTCGATCAAAGCTGAGCTCCATCGTCGAGGCATGACACTGGCACAACTTGCCAGATCAAAAGGCAGGACGCCCAGTGCATTCTCGCACGTTTGGAAACGTCACACTGCACCCGCCGAACAGGCAATAGCCGAATTTCTCGGCATTCCGAAAGAAGTCCTTTTCAAGGACCGCTATCCGAAGCGGACTGCCAAGATCCTTTCTAGCAAACACGATGGTCAGCGCGCTAGGCAAAAAGCCACAGCTGCGCCAGACAAAAAGGCGGCTTAAATGACAGCCTTTTGTCTCCCCACTGAATTTATCCTGACAAAGGTTTCGGCCTCTGGTCGGCGATATTTCTTCACTGGCGAGCTGAACCCCAGCGAAACAGCGTCAGGCGATGTCGTGTTGGTTGCTCAGACAAGCCACTCGCCGAAAGAGGCGTACGGGTACATCAGCCGTCCGCTCCCGGCAGCTCTAGCAAGGTTGCTGAACAACTGCGGCATCGGCGGAGCACCTTGGGAAGTTTCAACCCTATCAAAACATCTGGTTTCCGGACCTTGCACCGCACATCCGCAAGAGCCGGGAAACGCGCCACCTGCGTAGTGGTGGGATGCGGCGCTGCCGCTTTTTGGGGCGTCCTGAGATGGACGTCACATCCTCCCTAAAACTTACCGGGCGGACTTACGGGTCGCTCCTGCCGCCCGGTCTTTTCAACGGCTTTGAAAGGTATTTCACATGGCCGACAAAAAGATCAAAATTGACCTAATCGATATTCCTGCCGGTCGCTTGCGTGACATTGATCCGGATTGGGCAAAGACCCTAGCCGGTATGTTCAAAGAGACAGGCCACAAAACACCCATAGATGTGGAAGTCACCGGGGATCGGTTCCGCTTGGTTGCGGGCGGGCATCGCCTTGAAGCGGCAAAGATCCTGAACTGGAAACAAATCAGCTGCCGCATATTGGTCCCGGCCACCGATCAACCAGCCGAAGAAATGCGGCTGCATGAGATCCTCGAAAATCTTGGCCGGAAGAACTTCAACGCGCTGGAACGCTGTGAGGCGCTCACGGAGTTGAAGCGCGTTTATCAGACACTTCACCCGCAAACAAAACATGGCGGGGATCGGAAAAGCCACGCCGCAAAAAAGAAGACTGAAGATCAAGTCGCAATTTTTGCGTTTTGCCAAAACGCTGCCGACACCACAGGGCTATCCCGCCGTTCTGTCGAACTCGCAGTACAGATTTTTGAAGGCCTTGCCCCAGCATCACGCGAGGCTTTGAAGGGCACACCCTTTGCTGAGAAACAGTCCGATCTGAAGGCGCTCGCCGAACTTGATGCAACTGCCCAGGCAAAGGTTCTAGACCTCGTCCTTGGACAAGAGCCAAAAGCCGGGTCCATTGCCGATGCCAAGTTCATGGTCTCGGGCAAGAAGCCAGAAAGCGACGGTGAGAAAAAGCTTCAACGGGTAAGAGACATCCTCCCAAAGCTTTCAAAAGCCGCCAAATTCACCGTCTTCCGCGCCCACAAGAAAGAGATCATTGAATTGGTCCAGAGGGAGGGCTGGCTCGATGCGTAGAGGTCGCCCCCCCAAAGATACGATCACTCCGGATCTGTTCAACTGGACCCCGCCCAAGGTGACGGTTGGTTTTGAGCCCAATGCCATCCAAGGTAACCGCCTTTCTTCCCGCATCAGTCGGGCGGTTGCAAAGGCATTGAAGGACTGCGGCAAAAGCCGCCAAGAAATCGCCGCCGCCATGAGCGAGCGCCTTGGTCACAAGGTTACCACAGCAACGCTCGACGCCTACGCCAGTGAGTCGAAGACCGACAACAACATCACGGTCGAACGGTTTGTAGCTCTAATCCATGGCACCGGACAGAGAGAACTACTTGGCTTCTTGGCGGATCACTTCGATCTGAAAGTTGTTCCGGCCAAGTATGAAAACGTCATTACGCTGGCTTTTATCAAGGACCGCAAAGAGCTGCTTGAACAGCAGGAAAAAACCCTCAAGGCGAAGATCCGGGGGGCGCTATGAAACTCTGGCTCACAGCTCAGGAGATCGCCGACCTCAAGCTTGTTGGCTTCCCCGCCAGTAAATATGGCGTCCAGAAATTTGCGGACCGGGAAAAATGGGCCTCCAGCGAGCTAGCGCGCAAGCGTGAGGGCCGTGAGGGCGGCGGAGGTATGGAATACCATATCGACCTCCTGCCGCTTGCACAGCGCCTTGAATATGCCGGGACCTTTGTTCGGGTTGAGCGCGAAGACTACGAAACTGAAACCACCAACGAATTGAACCGCCGCGAACTTAGCACCCGCGATGCCCGGTTGATCTTGCTTAAGGTTGCGAACCGTTTCCGCAAGACCAGTGGCCTAGGTGCGTCGGGGTCTGATCATCTCTTCTGCCAGCTGTTTGAAGACGGCAAGGTGCCGCTCCCCGAATGGGTTCTTGAGCATGTAAAGAAGATCTCCACCCGCACCATGCACCGCTGGCGCAGTGATGCCCGCAAAGATCTGAACCGCCTAGCCTATGATCCCGCCAATGCCCGCAAGGGTACCGGTGTGCTTGACAGAGCCGAAGACGGAAGGCTCCGGGCCTATTGTCTTGCGGTCTATGCTTCAAACCAGTTTTTCAGCGCTCAGCATATCCTTGATGCAGCGGAAAAAGAGTTTGGTTCAATGGTCAGCGTAAAGCGCAAGGGCCGAACAGAACGTGTCCCGATGCCCGCTTTAAGGACGTTTCAAAACGCTCTTAAAAACTGGCTTAAAGAGGACGCAAACGTGCTCCTCAAGATAACGGACCCGGACGCCTACAAATCCAAGGTCCGGTTTGTTGCCAGCGGTGCAAACCGAATGGAGCGCCTTAATCAGAAGTGGGAGATCGACGCCTCCCCGTCCGATGTCATGACGGTTGACGGGCGTATGAACATATACGCGGCGATTGATCTTTATTCCCGGCGCGTGATCATTCTCGTTACCAAAACACCTCGGGCCGATGCGGTCGGGTTGCTGATCAGAAAAGGGATACTCGCCTGGGGCGTTCCTGAAACTATCAAGAGTGATAACGGCTCGGACTTTAAGGCAAAGTCCATCGTCCGGTTGTTGGATGCGCTCGGAATTGAACACGATCTATCTTCGCCTTACAGCCCCGAGCAAAAAGGCACTGTTGAGCGCGTCATTGGCACGTTTCAAAGGGACTTCGCAGCGGTCCAACCGGGCTTCATTGGGCACTCAGTTTCTGACCGCAAGGTCATTGAAGCGCGCAAATCATTTTCGGCCCGTCTTGGAACCGATGACGCTAAGCTTTTCAATGTTGAGCTGACCGCCAAGGACCTTCAAGAGCGCGCAGACAAGTGGGCTGAAGAGCGCTATGCCCATACCCCGCATGAGGGACTGAAACGCAAGACACCGTTTGAGGTAGCCCAGGCTTACACAGGCCCTATCCAAGCGATCAACGATCCCAAAGCGCTCAATGTGCTCCTAGCGCCTATCGCTGGCCAAGACGGTTTGCGCAAAGTCACCAAACAGGGCGTCCGGGTGGACGGCGAGTATTTCTACACCGGAGACGTTTTGCCCGGCACGATGATCCTTGCCCGGCATGATCCCGATGATCTTGGCCGCTTGTGGTTATTTGATCCGGACGGCGAAACCTATCTCGGGGAAGCGGTTAATCCACATCTGGCGGGCTTGGATCCTGCAGAGACCATCCAAAAGGTTCGCGCAAAACAGAAAGCGATCGAAGAAGAACGGCTGGTCGAAATCCGCAGGGAGAAACGCAGGATCACACCGCGCACAGTGGCAGACGCACAACGATCAGCACATGTTCATAATGCCACGCTGGTCAGCTTTCCAAAACCTACTGAAAAGTATGAGACCAGCAAGATGCAAGCCGCTGCGACGGTCAAGGCAAAGCGTACGCCGAAACCGCTCACAGATGCCGAACGCAAGGTCATGGAGCAGCTGGAAGCCGGTCCCGCACAGCCGGTGAACGTCAAGCGCCTGCCGAACCAAGACACCCCCGAAGATCGTTTCAACCGAGCCAAGAGGTTGGAACAGCGTATTGCCACGGGCAACCCATTGGCTGACGCCGATGCGCTCTGGCTGACCGGCTATCAAGCCGGTGCTGAATACCGGGCACTCAACATGATCCACGAGGACTTTGAGCGTTCGGAACAAGTGCCGCCCGCGTCTTAGGGCAAAGAAACAGCCTCAGAAGCTGCAACTTCTGAGGCTGAGAAAGTCAGACAAAACTAATGGACCCAAACCATGACGAATAGAAGCACAAGTGTCAATGGCGGATTGGCCAACCTTAGGAACGTCGCAAGGTTCTTGACGTTGGCCAACACCCTCATACATCGCCCAATCGGCCTGCCGGGGATCGGGGTTTTTCACGGTCATTCCGGCCTCGGGAAAACACAGGCCTCGATCTATGCCCAAAACAAGACACGGGCGCTCAGACTTGAAGTCGGCGACAGCTGGACGAAGAAGAAATTCCTGCAAATGCTCTTGCGCGAAGCCGGAATTGAACCCCGTCAACGCACCATCGCAGACCTCACTGAAGAGGCTATCGCAGTTCTGGCTGACGATCCCAATCGCCCATTGTTCATAGACGAAGCGGACAAGCTCGCTGACAAGGGCATGTTGGAGCTGGTGCGCGAGATCTACGAACACAGCCAAGTCCCCATCATGATGATTGGCGAAGAGCTGCTACCTGAAAAACTTGAGAAGGTTGAACGGTTCCACAATCGCGTTTTGAGTTGGGTACAGGCAGAGGCCTGCGACCACGGAGACGCCCGCAAGTTGGCGGATCTTTACTGCCCTGGCCTCAATGTATCCGACGAGCTGATCGACCTGACGGTTGAACGTACTCGTGGCAAAGCGCGTCTTCTTGTCGTCAACTTCAATCAGATCCTCGCATATGCTCAAAACACCGGCACGAAGAAACTATCAGCGGAGCATTTTGACGACAGCTTCTTTGCAACCGGCCAAGCCCGTCGGCACCGTGTTCGGAGGGCTGCGTAATGTCCATCCAACTCGAATTGCAAGTCACCCCTGGGACACCGGTCTATCGCGGTCACGATCACTACTGGAGCGTGATGCGAGACCTTGGCAAAGACAGTGCAGAGTTCACGCTCGCCGAGATCGCGAGCCGTTCCAACGATCCGCGCGACAAATCGATCGGTGACTTTCTACAGCGATTGATCAAGGCGCAGATTGTCGAGGTGACGCGCACTTTCAACGCTCCGACCAAGCGCGGCGGTTCCGTCAAACACAACGTCTACCGCCTGCTTAGCAGGCCGACCAAAACGCCCATCGTGAACCGTGATGGCACGACCGGGCAACAGGGCGAAAAAAACGCCAATATGTGGACGGCAATGCGCTGCATGAGCCGGTTCACAAAGCACGATCTGGCGATCTCAGCTGCCACAGATGTCTTGCCTATCAGTATCCATACAGCTGCGACCTACATCCAACACTTGATGAATGCCGGGTACATTCAGGAACTGCGCGCCAGCCGCTCCCGCAATCCGGCAATTTGGCGACTTAAACCCTCTATGAACACCGGTCCGGAGGCCCCGCGTATCCTGAAAACAAAGGTGGTCTATGACGTTAACAAAGGGCGCATTTTCGGCAAGCCGGTTGCTGAGGAGTGCGCAGCATGAACCAGAAACCCACCATGCTGGAAAAGGCTCAAATCGCCTGGAACGGCAATGTCCCTGATTGGGTTGAAGAGCTGGCGCGACTTGCAACACACCAAGGGCTGAACGTCTGCGCTGAACGCCTCAATTACTCCGGCGCAGCCGTCAGCAACACGATCAACAACAAATACCGTGGCGACCTCGGAAAGATAGAGGAAACGGTCCGCGGGGCGTTGATGCACGAAACCGTCAATTGCCCTGTTGTCGGTGATATCGGCCGGGATCAATGCCTCCGACATCAAGCTGCAAAGCGCGCGCACACCAACTCCATCCGGACCCGTCTTTACCGGGCTTGCAGAAATGGTTGCCCGCACTCCCGCTTGAAGAACACAGGAGGCAGGGATGCTTAGCACCGACCTCGTCCAATATGGCTACATGTGCTTCACGGCAGCACAAACACAAGAACATGATCGGTTGCAAGAATTCACCAAACGCCTTGGTGAAAGGCTTCTGGAAGCCGCTGAACGCGCCCAAGGGATGGAGGCCAAGCCCGCCATCATCCCCTTCCCGACCGACAGTGTCGTTGTGGATCTGAGTGCTGAAAACGTCATTCCGTTTCCCAAAGCAAAACTTCGTCCAGTTCCATCCAGCGACGGGGGTGTGGCATGAGCAAAGGACTTGCACCGCTCACCTATCGCCAGCAGGCCTTGATGATCGGGTATCTGACCCTTGGTGAAGATTTCCCGTTCATCGCCACCGAACTTGACCGGTCTGTGCTGGCGGTTGAGCTGGCCTACAACAACATCCTGTCCACCCTCTGGAGAGAGGGTCTTATCGACGCTGATATCAGCTGCGCGATCCCGCCTGAGAAAACCGACACACCGAAAACAAAGGACAAGTGGAAGCCGCGAAAGTTCCGCGTGCTCGGCTCCGCTGTGCGACGGGCTCAACGCAGCCCCATCGATGTGACTGCCAATCTCATGAACGACCCGGCATTCGCAGAATTTGAACGCTCTTTGAAACGGCCTCCAGCGTTTCGCGAAGAGCCCCGCTACAGCAAGAGGATCTTTTGAAATGGACACCAACCAAACTGAAGTTGCACCGATCCAGCCCGGTATAGAGATGGTCAACGGCCACCCCTATATGCGCGATGCCAAGGGCAACCTTATGCCCGTGGAGAACGTCAAGCCGCAGCACAAGCTGGAAGACGAAGCTGTGCGCAAGATCATCGGATTTGCCGAGGACTTAAACAGCCAGATTTCAAGGTTCCGGAACCACACCTACGCCGACCTTCTCAGCCTGACGTCAATGCTGGCGCAAGAATATGGCGCCGGGAAAGGCGGCAAGAAAGGCAATACCACTTTCCAGACCGTCGACGGCTGTTTGAAGGTCCAGATCCAAGTGTCTGATTTCATCGACTTCGGGCCGGAAATCCAGATCGCAAAGACCCTCATAGACGAGTGTCTGAATGATTGGGCTGCCGATAGCAGTGCGGAGATCCGCGCCATCGTTACCCGCGCCTTCAACACCGACAAGGAAGGTCAGGTCAACAAGTCGGAAATCTTGTTGCTTCTGCGCTTTGATTTTGACGATGACCGCTGGAAACGCGGCATGGATGCGATCCGCGATGCCATGCGTGTCACGGGCTCCAAAAGCTATGTCCGGTTCTATCGCCGCAGCGATCCCGCCGACCAATGGGAGCCAATCACCATCGACATTGCAAAGGCGGCTTGAGATGGCCGCGCGCAAAAACCGGAGCCGGTCCGGGGCACAAACCAAGTGCCCCGATTGCGGCAAGAAACTGCGCGGCGGCAAAGGTCTCGCAACGCATCTTCTCCAAGTCCACGGCAAGGAATCGCCCAAACCGAAAAAGGTGGCTTGAGATGGCACTTTCCCAACAGACGATATCTCAGAACGTCACCTACAAAACCGGTCGCCGGGGTGACTTCCCCGGTCTTTCACTGGTGTCGGATTGCGGCGAAATCGAAGTCGATGGAACACCCATCAAGGTCATGATGTCGGCACCGGGCAAATACGAGTTGTGGCATCCGTCCGGCCTGCAGATGCAGATCAGTTTCAAGCCGGTTTTGTCCGCTCTTGCTGATCTCTTGAACCAGCAGGCAAAGGCGACCTGACATGGCCCGCCTCACAAAACCGTCCGAGTACGAGTTGAGTGAGACGCAAACCCTGCGCGACCGGCGGACCAGATTGTCGCGCAGGGTCCAGCTTCGGCCCGGATTGATGGCCGAACAGGCCGAGTTAAAGGCCGTTACAAACGAACTTTTAAAGCGTGAATTAGCCGCTTCCCAAAAGCCACAGCACCAACCGCTCGGCGATGCCGGTGCCGTTGGTGGGCAGGTGCAAGGCAGGCTCCCTTACAAGGATTGAAGCATGACAGCGATCGCGAAAATCCACATCCTGAAAACCCAAGCCGGTTTCGATGATGACACCTACCGGGCTTTTCTGGAAAGGCACACGGGAAGCCGGTCTTCCAAAGACATGACCGCTGGTCAACGCCTTACGGTCATTTCTGAGCTTCAGAAGCTCGTGCCAGCCGAGTACCGACCGGTGGCAACCGGCAAATTCGGCAAGAAGCTACAGGCCATTTGGATCGCTGGCTACAATCTCGGCGTTGTCACCAAGAAGTCCGACAAGGCCATGATTGATTGGCTGAAGCGCCAGACCGGCCTGGATCATCATCGCTTTCTGTCCAAAGACGAAGACGCGGCCAAAGCGATTGACGCCTTGAAAATCTGGTACCGCCGCGAAACTGGAAACCCGGATCTGTTCACACGCGACAAACACCGGTCCCGCCTATTGAACGATCACCGGTTCCAGATCTGCCTGCACATCTGGACTGAGCTTGTGAAACGGAACCGACACCCGTCCGGATCCCTTGAGCAGCTGCTGCGCTGCGTCAGTGGCAAGGAAACACCGGACCAGCTCAGCGACGGCGACTGGATCAAGGCGATGAACAAGCTCGGCGAGAACTACCGGCGCATGCGGAAGGCCTAGGGAATGACCTCCTATCTGCCCGGTATCCTGTCGGAAATCGCCGCAATTGTTGGCGAGAAAAGCGCGCTGTTAATCGCCCATGAAAAGGGCGGTGGACGGTGCAATTTTCCAGCAGTGCCGGGCAGTGACCACTGGCTTTCAAAGCTTATCGGCCATGACAAAGCAAAACGCCTTTGCAAGGAACTATCGCTCGGAAGTGCAGACAGCGACCGGTTGCGCGGGATATACGCTGATATCCCTCTCGGACCTGCAGCATCGCGCGCCATAACGCACAGGACGATTGACAAGCTGGCGAGAGAAGGCAAGTCTCATGACGCGATCGCCCGCACATGCGGGGTATCGCGGCGCACCGTCCAAAGGCGTCTTGGCGACAACTTGTCAGCCGACCCGGACCGTCGCCAGCCAGATCTGTTTGACCTCCCCAAAACCGGCTAAAACCTCTACCGGCGACATGTGTCACCGGTCTTATTTTGCGGCACATCCCGCACCTTGTTTCACATCAGGCAACTACCTGCCATCCGGTTCTCCAACAAGAGCGGTGCGATGTGAACAATCAGCAAACTCCCGATATCATTTCCCGTCTGAAACGCGGTGGCGGAAAGTTCAGCGACGATAGCGTCGTCACGCTTGCTGCCGCACGCATGCAGTGCGAGCCGGAAGTCCTGTTTGCCATCCTTGAGGTGGAGAGCAAGGGCCGTCCATTTGACGATGCTGGCCGTTTGATCATCTTGACCGAGAAACACGTCTTCTGGCGGGAGTTGCCGCAACAGTTGCGCGGCCGGGCGCAACGCCTTGGATTGGCGGTTCGTCGATGGTCGCGGGCGAACTACAAAGGCCTGGGCGGTTCCGGTTCTGACAAGCGCTGGGATCGGCTGGAAGCAATGGTCCGGCTTCACGAGACTGCCGGGCTTCGCTCTGCCTCCTATGGCGGGCCGCAGATCATGGGCTTCAATGCCGAGCTGTGCGGATTTTCGAGCGTTCAAGAATTCGTTCTATCGCTCGCACAGTCTGAAGCCGCACAGGTTGAGGCGTTCCTTACCTTCCTTGAAAAGGTTGGATTGTTACAGGCAATCCGGGACAAGGACTGGCGGGCAATCGCCCGGCGCTACAATGGGCCTGGTCAGGTCACCTACTATGCCAACCTTATGCGCCAAGCCTATCAGCGCTTGAGTGGCCGTTCCGGCAAAAGTGAGGTCAGCTCCGGCAATCTTCGAATTGGCTCTGAAGGCTACCGGGTGAAGGCTTTGCAGGATCGTTTGATTGCGCTCGGCTATCACCTTAAGGCGGACGGCGATTTCGGACCGGCAACGCGGCGGCAAGTGGTTGCGTTTCAGGTGGACAACGGTCTGGCTGCTGATGGTGTTGTTGGTCCCAAGACTGCAGCTGCACTTGAAAGCGCCGTGCCGATCACAGCGCAACCGGGCGGCAACCGGGACGCCATGACCGTCAAGGATCTGCGCAAGTCAGGATCACAGACTATCAAACAGGCAGACCGCCTAACGGGGCTGGGTGCCGGTACCGTTGTGACCGGTGCCGGTGCCAAGCTCCTGGAAGAACTCGGCGCGGCCTCTGGCCTTGAGACACTCAAAGGGTTCTCGGCAATGGTTCAGCAGATCAGCGGGCTTGTTGATCCGATCCTGCAGTTGATCGGCGACAATAAGTGGCTGGCACTGGCCGCGATCGGCTTTGCGGTGTTCATGATCGCCCGGCAGATCAAGGCGCGCCGTCTCCATGATGCGAAGGAATGGAGGCACATCGGATGACGGTCTTCCTGTCTTTCCTATTGAAGCTCTTTAGCGGTCCGATGGTCGACAAGGCCCTGCGCTACATGGAACAGAAAGCCGCGATCGGCACAGAACGGGAGCGGATCAAGGCGCAAACGACGATCGAGACCATTCGGGCGGCCGTGCAGGAAACCCGGATCATGGCGGATCTCCAAAAGTCCAAGTTCGACAAGTTGCCTTACTGGATCTTCGCCGGTCTCTTTGTTTTCCCGCTCGGCTTCTGGTGGACCGCCGTCATTTTGGACAGCGTGTTTCTGTTTGGCTGGGGCGTTGCCAGTGTTCCAATTCTCGAAGACTGGGGCGGCCAGATGATCCGTTGGCTCTTCTACACCGGCACCGTTGTCGGCGCGATCAAGATGCTCAAGTGAGGTGCCCGTGATTGATCTCAAGGCAATCGACAGCGCCTTTAACATCGCTGCTTTCCTCTTTGGCGCGGCGGCGTTTGCGACGTCCTGGCTAACCCGTGGCTCCAAAGCCAACGCAGTGAAGATCTCCAATCTGGAAGCGGAGAACGCATCGCTTCACAACCGCGTTTCGGAGTTGGAGGCTGTTCAGAAAAATCAGCCAACCCGAGAAGACTTTCACGCGTTGAACCTTCAGCTCAGCCAAGTGAGCGGTGATATCGCGACACTGTCGGCGGAAGTGACGGCGGTTAGCCGCATTGCTACCCGCATTGACGACTTTCTTCTCAATAAAGGGAGCAAGTGATGGATTTCGCCGAACACTCTGCACAGGACGTTCGTCTGATCATTCTCAAGGGGTTGGCGGATGAGAACGACCACCGCCTGAATGAAACGCTGGTTGCCCATCTCCTGCAGACCTTTGGGCACACCAAAAGCAGGGACTATGTCCGGACCCAATTGCGCAAGTTGAACGAGCTGGGCGCGATTGACTTGTTTGAGGTTGGAACCGTTTTGGTTGCTCAGTTAAAACAGCCGGGCCTTGATCATGTGGAGCGCCGGGCGTTTTTGGACGGTGTTCTGAAGCCGTCGATCGGTAGCTGACCATGGCTCCCCGTCGCGGCCGGGGCCGCTTGTCCTCGATCGAGAAACTCCCGCCCGAGTGCGATCACATCATTGCAGATGCGGCGCGGGAGCTGCGCGGCCGGGACAAGAACCAAACGGAAATCTATGAGGATTTCTATCGCGAACTGGAAGGTCTGCAAAAAGAGTATTGCGGCGAGCTCGAATTCACGATCCCGTCGTTTTCATCGTTCAACCGCTATGCGATCAAACAGGCCCATTTGACCAGGCGCATGGAAGACACCCGCACCATCGCCGCCAGCATCGCCGAGAGCTTTGATGCGGAAGCGTCCGACGATCTGACCTTGATCGCAGCGGAAGCCCTAAAGACCCTCATCTTTGAATTGCTGACCGACGCCGGGGAAAGCGGCTTGGCACCGAAGGAAGCCATGAGCCTTGCCAATGCGCTGCATAAGGCGACCGCTGCCCAGGGCATTTCCAGCAAGCGCCGCAGTCAGGTTGAGACAGACTTTGCCAAGAAGACCGACGCGGCCCTGGAGAAGGTGGCCAAGGCCAAAGGTCTGTCTAAGGATGCCGTTGCCCAGTTGCGGCGCGAGTTCCTGGGGCTGCGGGCATGACCGCAGCCACAGTGAACACTCCGGTCCTATCCCGCGACCCGACCTCGCTTCCGCCCGAGCTGCCGCGCGGTTCCGATATTCCGGAAGATCTGGATCCGCTTGCTGCCGGGATCTTGATGGATCACCAGAAAGAGTGGCTCGAAGACAAGTCGGATTTGAAGTTGTGCGAAAAGGGCCGGCGCACCGGTATCACCTTTGCTGAGGCCCTGGACGACACATTGATTGCAGCCGCGAGCCGGGAAGCTGGCGGCGATAACGTCTTTTACATCGGTGACACCAAGGATAAGGGCCGTGAGTTCATCGGCTATGTTGCGCACTTTGCAAAGGTTGTGGCGGGCGAGCTGGCGGACGTTGAAGAGTTCCTTTTTGAAGATCAGAAGGAAGACGGATCGACCCGCCAAATCTCCGCGTTTCGTATCCGCTTCAGCTCCGGGTTCCGGGTCGAGGCACTGTCATCCCGCCCGGAGAACATTCGCGGTCTTCAAGGCGTGGTGGTGATTGATGAGGCGGCTTTCCATAAGGACGTGCGCGAGGTCCTGGACAGCGTCAACGCCCTTCTGATCTGGGGCGGCAAAATCCGGATCATCTCCACCCACAACGGTGTCTTGAACCCGTTCAACGAACTGATCCGGGAAGCCAAGGCCGGGAAAGTTCCCTATAGCCTCCATTTCATACCCTTTGAAACGGCCATTAAAAACGGTTTGTTCAAGCGGGTCTGTATGCGCAATGGCGAGACCTACACCAAGGAGAACGAGGAAGCTTGGATCGCAAAGATCCGCAAAGCCTATGGCGCGCGCAAATCGAAGATGCGCCAGGAGCTGGACGCAATCCCGGCTGAGGCCGAGGGCTCAGCTCTTACACGGGTCCAGATCGAAGCTTGCATGAAACCCGGCATTCCAATCCTGCGTTGGGATTGCGACGATGATTTCAAGAACGCTCCGGAGCACATCCGCAAAGCCGAGCAGCTGGATTGGTGCCGGAAACATATAGACCCGGTGGTCCGGAAACTGGATCCAACCCGCCCGCATTGTTTCGGAGTGGACTTTGCCCGCAAAGGCGATCTGACCTTCATGCTGTTTTTTGAGATCGGCCGGGACCTGGTCAGGCGCACGGTCTTTGCGATCGAGCTGCGCAACGTCCCGTTTGACCAACAGCGCGATGTTCTCTTTTACGCCGGAGACCGTCTGCCACGCCTTGCCGCTGGCGCTTTGGATGCCACGGGCAACGGTCAGTATCTGGCAGAAAAAGCCGCTCAGAAGTGGGGCGAGATCATTCAAGAGGTGCATATGACCGCCTCTTGGTACCAGGCCAATTCGCCCGTCTACATAGAAGCGTTTAGCGACGGGACGATCCTGCTTCCGCTGGATGAGGATGTTCTGAAAGACCACCAGGCGCTCAGCTACGTCAACGGCATTATCCGGGTGCCGGAAGACATGCGGTTCAAAGGAGCGGACGGGAATGATCGGCACGGCGACAGCGCACCGGCTGGGATCCTCGCCTACTTCGCCTCCCGGCAAGCTCCGGTTTCATACGACTACACGCCTGTGACAGAACCCGGTGCCCGCGATCACAAGGCGCGGCATGCAGATGATGAGCCGGATTATGGCGGCATGGACTATCAACGCAACGATGGGCTTTATTGATGGCAGACCACGTTTTTTATGATCGTCACGGGCTCCCGATCAAAGCCGAGCCGAAAGCCCTTTCAAAGGAAACCGACTTTACCAGCGTCGGACGCTTCAGCCGGAGCTTTGACGAAAGCATTGCCTCGGGCCTGAGGCCGCGCAACGTTCCGCGTATTCTGAAAGCGGCGAACGATGGCGACATGTTCGACTTCTTGACGCTTGCCGAGGAAATGGAAGAGCGCGAGCCGCACTATGGGTCTGTGCTTGGAACCCGCAAGCGTGCTGTATCTTCGATCGACATGACGGTGGACGCGGCCAGCGAGGCCGAGGCGGACAAGACAATTGCCGAAGCGGTCAAGATGCTGGTTGAGCAGCCGGACTTCATCGACATGTTGGACGATGCCCTGGACGGACTTGGCAAAGGCTACGCCGTTGTTGAAATGATGTGGGACACCAAGTCGCCGGTCTGGATGCCTCGTGACTTTGTTTGGCAAGACCCGCGTCTGTTCCAGTTTGACAAGCAGAAAAAGCGTACGCTTGAGATCCGCCAGGAAGGCACCAAGGACGGGCTGCCGCTCGCACCGGCCAAGTTCATCACCCATATGCCGAAACTGAAAAGCGGCAAGCCTGTGCGGGCCGGTCTTGCCCGTGTGGCGGTGTGGTCCTTTGTCCTGAAATCCTACACGCTGAAGGATTGGGCGCAGTTCTGCGAAATCTTCGGTATGCCCCTGCGCATTGGTAAGTATCACGCCAATGCCTCGGATGAGGACAAGCGCAAGCTGATGCGGGCGGTTATGTCGATCGCCTCGGATGCGGCCGGGATCATTCCGCAAGGAATGGACATAGAGTTCATCCAAAACGGTGCGCGCGGCGGTGACAGTGTCTTTGGGCACCTTGCCAAGTTCCTGGACGAACAGGTTTCCAAAATCATCCTTGGCCAAACCATGACGACGGACAATGGATCGTCCAAGGCTCAAGCCGAGGTGCACAACGAGGTCCGCCTTGATGTAAAGGCCGCTGATGCCCGGCAACTGGAAGCGGCTCTCAACAAGGACGTGATCCGGCCCTTTGTTGATGTGAATTTCGGTCAGCAGAAGCGCTACCCGGCCGTGCGCCTGCCGGTGCAAGAGCCCGAGGATCTGGAGCGCCTTGCCAATGTCCTTCACAAACTCGTGCCCCTTGGCCTGCGCGTTTCTGCGGCGGAAGTCCGCGACCGGGCGGGCTTCTCCGATCCGGACGAAGAGGCGGAGATCCTGGGTGCGCCTGCCGAGAGCGAAGCCGACGATACGGGCAACGCCCGAAACCGGCGCAAGGCCACCAACAGCGCCCACGCTGCTGATGACTTGCTAGAGGAAATCGGCGCGGATGAACTCGGCCAATGGGAAACTCAAATGGACCCGCTGCTTCAGCCCGTGCGCGACCTGGTCAACGGTGCCGGATCTTTCGAAGAGATCTTGACCGGTCTTGAGGGTTTGACCGCAGACATGGACGACAGCGAACTCGCGCGGGGTCTCAACCGGGCAAGGTTGAAGGCGCGGGGCGTTGGGGACGTAATGGATTGAGATGACCTATGACTTCACATCCAGACCCGCGCCGGAGGTTACCCGGTTCTTTGAAGAAAAGGCGTTCAAGCCATCCTTCCACTGGCGGGATGTCCTGCCCGAAGAACACAGCTTTGCATTCACAGTGGCAAAGGCAGTCAAGGCCGAGGTCCTTACCGAGCTTCGCGATGCGGTCGCCAAAGCCATCCGGACCGGGCAGACGTTAGAGGCCTTTAAAACGGACCTTGAACCCACTTTAAAGAGCCTTGGATGGTGGGGGAAACAGAACCTCATTGATCCGAAAACCGGTGAGCTGATTGCCGCGCAGCTCGGATCACCGCGACGGCTCAAAACGATCTATTGGGCGAACACGCGCACGGCACGTGCTGCCGGGCATTGGGAGCGGGCTCAGCGCACCAAACGCGTCTTGCCGTATTTCATCTATCGGATAGGCCCGAGCGAGAACAGACGGCTGCACCACGTGGCCCGGGAAGGTACGATCCGCCCGGTAGACGATCCGATCTGGGATGACTGGTTCCCGCCCAATGGCTGGGGCTGCAAATGCTGGCTTCGGCAAATCAGCCAGGAAGAGACCGACACGCGCGGCGGCGTTAGTGAACCACCCGACATTCCCCTGGTCGAAGTCCTGAACAAGCGCACCGGCAAGACCGAGTTGATCCCGCAAGGGATTGATCCGGGTTGGAACACCAATCCCGGCAAGGCGCGGGCAAAGAACCTGATCCCGCATTTCAACGCCAATCTGGAAGACGCGGGCAGTGCATCACCGGCAATTGCCAAAGCCGTCTTGCAAGAGTTCTGGCAATCGCGAGCACCGGAAGCCTACGCGCGGATGAATGAGCGGGTGCATCTGCCCGTGGCATACGCTCCAGATTTGGCAAATCGCCTTAAAGCACCGTCTGCTTTGGTGGTGGTTTCCAATGACACGTTGGCTGCAAAGATTGGGAAGCATGCAGCGATCGACACGGCGGGCTTTGGTCAGGTTCAGCAGATGCTGGAAACCGGGACTGCGATTGACCGGCGCACTGACAACAAAGGTATCAACTTCTGGATGGATCAGGGCGGCTACTTGCGACGTGTTGTGGTGCGCCAGTCGGCCGAGGGGTACTTGTACATCGGCACGTTGTTTGTATCGAGCGCCAACCTGCTCAAGTCGCATCTAGCGAAGTATGGAGAATGGGGAGGGGAATAGGCCGGAGGGAGGACAGCTACATCTCCCGCAGGTTCGCGCCTGCCACTGGTTTGCCCGGCTGGTTGTGTTTGTATCAGAATCCTACCACAAATAAAGCATATTAATTGGGGCTATTGAGGCTACAAAATGAGTTTGCTACGCGAAATTCAAAACGCGGTACTAGACGATCATGCCGCATTGGAACCGGCTCTGTTGAAATTGAGGTATCTCGCGAACAGATTGGGTGATGTTGCACTTGAAGACTGGGTCAGTCACGAGATTTCGGGATATCCAGACGGTTCGCCTGTTCCCGATTACAGGATAGCGCCATTGTCATATAATGGAACTTTTTCTGACGGGGTAACGTATTTGAACGACGTTTCTATTCCTCTTTACTTAATCAAAGAACATGCAGGAGAAGGCTGGCTTAACTATCACGTGCGGGAGCCACTAGCTTCGCTGGAGCCCATAATTGCAAAACTCAATTCCCCATCAAAGGACAATGGCAATTACGGCCTTCCTTGCGCTGATTTGAAACTCATTTTGCAAAACAAGATTTACGAGCGCATTCCCCTGGTAGAAATTCGAAGCGAATTCAATCCTATTGTATTTATTAAGACAAAATCTACGGTTCGTTCCAAGCTGCTCGACCTGACGCTGGAACTGGAAAACATGATACCAGAAGCTGCAGAAATAGAAGTTAGTAGTCTGCATGAAACGCCGGAGATCGATGCAGAAGCTGCTTCAAAAATTTCGCAACAGATCATCAATTACGGCACGGTTACGAACATAAACAGCTCTGGCGACAATTCGCAGATCACAACGCATGTCACGATCGGTGATATCGACGGCTTAGTAGCAGCTTTAGCGCAAGGCGGCATACCGATTGATCAGGCCAACGAGCTGAAGGCAATAGCCGCATCTGAACCTGCCGGTGAAGAAAACAAATTCCATGAAAAGGCCATGGCATGGCTCGGGGCAAAACTGGTCGCTGGAGCAGATAAAGCATGGAATGTAACTCAAGCTGCCGGGATCGCCTGGTTCAAAGTCAAACTTAACGAGTATCTCGGTATTGGCAGCTGACCACCATGCCGTGTTTACCTATTATGCCGAAAAATCGCCATAGAAGCCTCTGGAGAGGCGTTTGCGGTTCATGATGCGCAAAAAATCCTCGCGCGCGTTGTACCCTGTTTAAACCCCGTTTAACGGCGAAGCGATCCAGCGCCCGAGGATGCAACTTGCAATCGGAACCGGTTTGGGGTCAAAAATAGGTCCTCACGTTAACCTAACAAACTAGACCGGTGACATATGTCGCCGGTTTTTTTGTGCCCGGTGTCTGCCAGCTTTCGGGCATGACGAAAACGAGCCCCATTGCTGCAATCGCGATTGCCCTGAACACCGGTGAAGAGGGAACGGTTCCGGAGTGGATCCAGCTTCTGCCTGCTGGTCAAACAGTGGCTGGTTACGATGGCCGCACGTGGCTCAATGACCGGCCGGAAGATCTTCTTGCCATGTTCGACCGCCGCCCGTCCGGGCTGCCGATCGACTTTGAACACGGCACGGAAGAGTGGCCGGACGGCAAGGCCAAGGATATTGCCGGTTACATCGTCGAGCTGGATCTCAAGGACGA